CAATCAGCCTCTTGCCGTTCGACCTTCTCGAGCGAGCCGTCCGGGGCGTAGCTGAGGCGGCAGTAGATGCCTGCGCTTTGAGGATCCATGGGTTGAGTATACGTGACCGCTTGACAAGCCAACCGCGCATCCGCAAGATGGCACGTATACATTCTTCTACAGGGGGAACCCAACATGTCTGACTTCAACAGCAACCAGCCGTACCAGCAGCAGCCGAATCAGTTCGACCCGCAGGGACTCCAGCCGCCCGCGCCGAAGAAGCCCCGCACCCACCGCGTCCGCAACACCCTGCTCGGTATCGGTGCGGGGTTCGTCGTCCTGGTCGGTGCAGCGGTGGCGTTCGGTGACACCGGCGTGGAGGCCCCCGTTGCTGTCACGAGCAAGGCCGGTACGCCTGTCGACAACGGTCCCACCCCGGACCCGGTCGTGACGCCGACGAACAAGCCGAGCGTGGCGAAGACTACCCAGCCGGTAAAGACCACCGCACCGAAGCCTTCGATGACCGCGAGCCAGGAGCAGGCCATCGGCTCGGCGGAGTCGTACCTTTCGTTCACCGCGTCCAGCCGCAAGGGTTTGATCCGGCAGCTGTCGTCCGATGCGGGCGAAGGGTTCTCGGTGGCGGATGCGACCTACGCCGTGGCCCACATCAAGGTCGACTGGAACGAACAGGCCGCGAAGTCCGCGCTCAACTACCTGCAGATGACGCACTTCTCGCGTCAGGGTCTGATCCACCAGCTCGAATCGAGCGCTGGTGAGGGCTTCACCCACCGGCAAGCTGTGTACGGCGTGACCAAGGCTGGCCTGTGATGAGCCAGCAGCAGTTCATCCCGCCTCGCAGCTACGCCCCGCCGGGTACGCCCGCGTGGCAGTCGCTGCCGTCCGCGGATGACTCGTTCGTCGCGGGGTTCCTGCTGGCGGCGATGGAGACGCTGACCGTGTGCGGTGAGGAGTCGGCGCAGGAGTACGCGCGTCGTCATCTGGCTGCTCTGGTGGAGCTCGGGTATGTGGAGGAGGTTAAGTCGTGACCCGGTCTGTGGAGATCCCGGACGCTGCGGTGGAAGCGGGGGTTGAAGCCTGGGCAACTGCGGGAGCGATCGCGTCAGTTCAGATCCGCGCCGCTCTCGTGGCGGCTAGGCCGTACCTGATGCCGACGGCTGAGCAGATCGCGACGGAGCTTCAGGCACACTACCTCCGGACTGGGATGGTGGTGGCTAGCGGCGTCACCTGCGAGTGCGGGTACTGGAATGGCATCGAGAGCCCCGGCAAGGATCGTCCTGTCGGCGCGCAGGGGCGGGACGGCTTGAACTGGCATCGCGCTCAGATCGTGAGCGCTCTGCTGAACGGAGAGACCGATGCCTGACACCGAAGTCTACGGCGAGCTGGTCGGCCGGAACGTCATGGTCGGGAGCGTGCACGCAGTTATCTGCGACTACAACCGCTTCAATCGGCCGCCATTCACCTGGAAGTACGCCGTCGATGGCGAAGAGGGATTCGGGTGGCGGGAGAACTTCTACCTGCTGCCGACACGGGAGCAGATCGCGCAGGCGCTGCACGAGCACGAACTCGGCGACCCCTGGGACGACGAAGGCTGCAACGACCTCGGCGACGACGGCGAGTTCGCACCTTCCTGTAAGCAGACCTACCTCGAGCGCGCCGACGCCGTGCTGGCTCTTCTCTCAACCAGTGGGGAGGAGGAGTCGTGAACACATGTGAGCAGGAGGACTGCCCGTTCTGGGATGGCCACGGCTGCCCGTGCGAAGTGCTGGATATCAGCGAGGAAGCCCGCGAGCAGGCCAAGCGTGATCTGGATGCCTACTGATTGACCAGCATCGGACCCATCCCTCCCCCGGGTCGGGTGTGCTGGTTGCTCAGGGTGGGTGACCTGAAAGGGAGATCGTGAACATCAAGTTCCTGAACACCAAGCGGCGTCTCGCGGTAGCGTCCGTCCTCGCGGCCGGTCTGCTCGGCGGCGGTGTCGCTGTGGCGAACGCTGCGGGCGGTACCGGCTGCGCGACCTTGACCTACCCGTTGTGCCAGCGGTCGGTAGCATCGGGTCAGATCGTCGACAACGCGATCATCAGCAACGACCTGAGCCCGGCACTGCGGAATGCGATCAACGCGCCGGACACGAAGGGCGCTGCCGAGCCGCTGTTCGTCAACGCGACACCGAAGGTCATCACGAACATCGGTGGCACGTTCTCGACCCGCCACACGGAGGTCGGCTCGTTCGTTCTACCGAAGGGGATGTGGCTGGTGAACCTGCAGGCCAAGTTCAACCGTGCGACCGCTTCGCCGGCAGGTGACCCGGAGGTGCAGCCGATGCTTCAGCTGGTCGGTGACGGCAACTACGTGACGGTGATGGGGTCGTCCATCAGCCCGGGGCTGGACGCGGACCTGACCGGTTCGGCTGTCAGCCTGGTGACGGTGACCGCGGACACGACGTTCACGGTGAACGCGTTCGGCTACAACTCGGCGCGTGGGTCGCAGGGTTCGGGTGAGATCACGGCTCAGGCTGTCGTGGTCGCGGTCCGCGCCTAAGTAGTACCGTGTGGGGTGGCTGCCTGTATGGGGTCACCCCACAAACGAAAAGAGCACGCCCCAGCCTGTCGGGGCTGGAGCGTGCGAGTCAGACTGACGAAGGAGTCCGACGAGATGAACGATAGCAAGCAGGCGGCGGCGCGCTACTTCCTGACGCGACCATGTACCTGCCCGGACAGCCCCGTCGAGCACGAGGTGTCGAAGGCTGACTACGTGTCCGCCGAGCGGGAGGTTGGGTTCTACAACACTCTCGGGCGGCCGAAGGAGCCAGCCACCGGGAGCTTCTCCAGCACCAAGTCAGGCGTCACCATCTCTGGCCGGATCTCAAACGAGTCACTCTTGGACCAGCCGTGACCGATAGCAAGACAGTGGTAGAGGATCTGGCAGCCGGCGATTTCGACGGCACCTACCAACTGCGGATGATCATGGCGTACCCGGTCATCTCGGATATGAGCCGTGATGAGTTGATGTTCGCGGACCCAGACGAGAAGCGTGCCGCGTTTGAGCGCATCCTCGCTGCGAAGAACCTGCGGCGCACTCATGAGATGTATCTCGCTCGGTGGATTCGATGACGACTGAGCGGCGGCAGGATCTGGCAGTGTGGCGCAAGATCACCTGCGAAGAGCGGGAGGTGATCGTGCGGGAGCGCGGCTACTACTACCCGGACAAGTGCACTGGCGGTCTCTGCGTGCATTCTGCTCTGACCGACCACTACGGTCAGTACGGTCTGCCGAAGGTCTTCACCGAGTGGGGTACATACGAGGATGAGCCTGTTCTGCGGGATGTCCGTCACCCTGCTTTGGACTTGGAGCACAACCCCGGCGCGAAGGACCGGCTGCCTTGCGAGCACTACGCCTGGGGGTCGCTATGACCGAGATGCCTGCCGAGGATCTGGCAGCGTGGCTCACCCGGATCTGGGATGAGGAAGAGCGGCTAGCGAGAGAGGTCGCGGACCGCTACCCCGCACCTTGGGTAGGTGCATTCAAGCAGGTGACCTCAGAGGGCGGCAGCATCGAGGAAGTGGCGAGCACCGAGGCTTCGTGCATCAGCCACCACATCGAGCGCTACGATCCTGCTTCGGTGCTGGCCCGGATCGCGGCCGACCGGAAGATCCTCGCACTGCACGGATCGATCGACAACATCTACGGACGGCTCGAATGCACGAGCTGCGGGATCGCGGGCGAGTTCCCCGTCAGGTGGCCTTGCCCCACGCTGCGACTGCTGGCTTCCCCATACGCTGATTCGCCTGGATACCGCGAGGAGTGGAAGCCGTGATCGGCACGGACTGGCGCCCCATCCCCGGATGGGAAGACCGGTATGAGATCACGGCAGCCGGCCAGGTGCGCTCCTTACTGCGCCGGGTGCGTATCGGAAGAGGGAAGACCCGGCCAGTGAGGGGGCGGTCCTCAGCACGCCTCTGGATAGCCACGGCTATCCGTGTGCGGCCCAGGCTATCTCACGGACAAGGGGAGTCGAATGGTGAACGAGTCAGCTAAGCGACCACTGATCGGTATCCCGGTCGAGTCACAGATCGACCACCGCAACGACCCGCGACCCGGTGACGACATCGAGCCAGGGTTGCGGGTGAAGTCCAGCGACTACGGCACGGGGACTGTGGTGGCGGTGCTGGGGATCGGGATCCAGATCTACTGGGACACCACGTTGGTGGGGACTGTGGACTCTCATCTGCTGGTTCATGACCGGTCGTATGTGATGAGACTGGAGCGGTTCTGCCGCTAGGTTCCGCATCCCTGGCATGGTCTCCCCTGAAACGAAGCAGCGGCCCCCCACCTCGGCGAGAGGTGAGGGGGCCGCTGTTGCTTGGCCAAAAGCAACGTCACATGATGCCGGGTCGGGCTAATCATGTACGAGGCTCAGCGTACTACAGGCTGTTGACCAGCTGGCAGAGGAACACCAGCGACAGGGCGCTGAGCGCGAAGCTGGACCATCTGCCGTCCCGGGTGACACCGCCGACCAGCGCGAGCACCACGGACACGATCAGCAGGATCAGCAGCAGGAGCTCGAAGCCGGTCATTGGTCGGCCGGCTGGTTCGGGATCTGGAACGTCGCGATCGCGGTGACGATCACCAGAGCGAACGCCACGTACACCTTGGCGCCGTCCGGGATGATACCGGTGGTCGCCGACAGTGCGGTCAGGATGGAGCCGACCAGGGCCGCGTAGGCCTTCGCGTAGCTCATGGTCAGACCTTCGCAGCGATGGCGGCAGCAAGCGCCTTGAGGGCGTCGGTCTGATCCTTCATCGCGGCCAGGACATCAGTGCGATACTTGACCTCCTGCGCGTGGTAGATCCCGCCGGTTCCCTTGTCGCTGTAGAACCTGCTGTTGTACGCGTCGATGCCGTCTTCTACGTCCTGTGCGGACATGCCGTCCTCCGTGGGTGGTGGTGTAACAACTGGGGGTTTGACCGGGGGGGTCACCGGTGGCTTGGTGGGTCCCGCCTTGAGCAGCGCGGCCACGGTGGAACGGAACTGGTTCATGGGGCAGTGAGCCGGGTCGGGTTTGCGGAGTGTCCACTCGCGGTGCCCGATGACACTGAGCGCGGACCAGCCGTGATGGTGGCAGACCGCAGCCGCCCACCTCGTGGCCGCGGCGTACTGCTTCGCGGTCATCGGCTGGCCGCCGTCGTAGCGGACCTCGTTGCCGTAGAAGTGGGCGTTGCCGTCGGTGTTGTCCGGACCCGCCTTCAGTTCGTGGACGAACCCGGCGTAGTCCTCGTTGACCACGTGGGACAGGACGCCACTCGAGCCTTCACCTGCGTGGTTGGCGCGGCCCTGCGCGATCAGCCACAGGTCACCGTCCATGTCCGTGGACACGTTGCACAGCGGCGCCGGCAGGTCGCCTCTACCGTCGACAGCCAGGAACTTCAGGTAGCTGTCGGACTGGATGTCGGAGCCGGTGTGGTGGATGACGATCCCGTTCACCGGGCCGAATGGCCCGTGCTCCGGGTCCCGGCCTCGGGTCTTCCAGCCGGAGTACTCCCGGTACGGGACGCCCCAGAGCTTCATCGCCGCCAGCGTCTCGGCGGCGGTCATTGGTGTAGCCATGTCAGGTCCCCGTCTTCACTTGGTGGGTTTCAGGGTCTGGGCCTGCAGCGCCCCGGTCACTTCCCTTCCAGGACGCTGATCTTGGCGTTCGCCTTGGACAGGTCGATCTGGAGTTTCACGATCACCTTGTTGAGGCGCTCGTTCTCCTTGCGGAACTCCTCGACCATCTCGTTGCTGCGGTCCTGCGCGTCTACCGCCAGTTGGGTGTTGTACCGCTGGACTTCGGTGATCTGCGCGGACCGGGAGGTACGTTCGCTGGAGAGTTCGCTGCGGACCTTCTCGAGCTCCTCGAACGCCCGCTGAAGTTCGGCCTCCAGACGGAGGACCTGTGCGTTGGCCGCGGTGACAACCACCGAATCGGATTCGGTGTTGGTCTTGCGGAGGTCGGACTTCTTGAACGCCAACCGGAGGATCAGCTGTACGCTGCCGCCTCCCAGCAGGACGGCGAGGACCTGCAGAACGAACCTGGTTGTGGCGTCATTCATCAGGCCCCCGATCTCCCCAGTTGGCAGCGTTCTCTGACCTGTCGGCCGAGTCGCTGGATTCCTGCGCGGACTGCTTCGCCTCCTCGGCACTCACAGACGACCGTTCGGCGGAAGCGCTGGACTCCTGCGCTGAAGCCGTCGCTGCGTCGTGGTGGGACGCGGCGTTCAGTTTCGCGTCCGCGAGGATGCGGTGTGAGCGGTACCAGCATCCCCCGGTGTAGGCCAGCGCCAGAGTGCCGGACACGATCCCGCCGAGGCCGAGGCCGATGTAGCAGCACACCGAGTAGAACAGCAGCCCGAACGCCATCAGTTGTAGGCCGACGTACTCGCCGAGCCAGGAACCGCGGGCGATACCGAGCAGGGTGGCGGCGCCGGCCACAGCCAGGAGTCCGCCCCACAGGTGGGGGATCGGTTCGCCTTCGAGGACGTTGGTGATCGCCTTGGATACTTCGCTGCCGAAGACCGCGCCCGTGGTGCCGACGAGGACGGCGGCCACCGACAGGAACAGTGAGAACGGCTTGTCGTCCAGGCGCGCTTGCCAGCGCACCAGCCACAGCTTCCGCTTCATGGTCATCTCATCCCCACAGCTTTCAGTCAGGTGGCTCGCCGTCGGCGGGGGCCCGGCCGGTGCGAGGTGGGTCAGGTAGCCGGCGCACGGTGTATACGACAACGAGTGCGTTCAGTGCACCCTCGATCGTGCTGGCCGTTTCTCTCAGGTCAGCGATCTCAGCTTGGAGTTCAGCAACCGCGGACCTGAGTTCAGCCAGCTCGGCGGTGGGCTGGGGCGAGTCCACCCGGTCACCCCCTCAGCCATGCCACAAGTTGGCAACGGACGCGGCGGGACCGAAGTTGCTGTTGAACTGGCTGACCACCTGGTGGTAGCCGAGACCGTAGGCGCCGGCCGCAGGGTTCCATGCCCTGTACGGGACGATGACCTTGGTCCGCAGCCACGCATCGAACTCGGCTTTGCGAGCGCCGGAGTAGTTGAACCAGGCAAGGGTCCCGTTCGCAGCAGCCAGCACGTCGGCGGGGTACAGGCCGTCCGGCTGAGAGAGACCCCAGTAGAGACGGCTCACGAAGAATCGAGGGTCGCCAAGCAGGGTCGGGTTCTCAGCCTTGATCTGCCGCAGCGCGTACCCGCAGGCCGCGTGATCAGGGTGGTGATCGCTCTCGCTCATCGTGTAGTGGAACGAGTTCGGGTAGTCCTGAACGAACGGCAGGATCACAGCCTTCGCGGCGGCGATTCCTTCGGGAGTGACGGGTGCCGTGGATGATGCGGCACCGTTCGCGCCGTACATGTCGGGCAGATTCGCGATGTGGTGCGTCACCGTGCCAGGCGTTACCCCGGGGCTGGGTGGGATCATCGCCATCGCACCGAAGGCAGCGCGCGCCTCGAAGATCCGCGCTGCAGCCACGGACTCGACGGTGAGTGGCGCGTACCCTTCCCGCTCGGGGTTGTGGGTGTACGGGTGATCCGCGGGGGTCGAGCAGGCAGACAACCCGTTGACGGTGTTCGCTACACCCAGTGCGCCGCCGTTGTTCATGGAGACGAGGTGCACGTAGAACCCGGCTGCGATGTAGTACAGCATCGCCACGCCCATAGACAGCGTCTCGTCGTCCGGATGTGGCGCGTAGAAGAAGACACTCGGCATGGGGCCATCCCCCAGTCAGACGTAGGTTGTGACGATCACTGCACCGGTGGCTCCACTGCCACCCGAGCGGGGTGTCGAAGTCGGGCCACCGAATCCGCCACCGCCGCCTGCGCCGAATCCGCCGGCCGTATTGCCGTTACCCGCGACTGCACGAGCGCTGCCGCCAGTCCCGAGCGGGGTGTCTCCACCGCGGCCAATCAACGCCGACAAGCCAGAATAGGTATGTCCCGCCATCCCGGCTTGTCCCGGAATGTTGATGTCCCCACCAGACGCGGTACCTCCCGCGCCTCCCGCGATGTAGACGGTGCTGGTCGTATTCCCAGCCCCGATCCCGCCACCGCCGCCTGTGCAGCTGACAGTTTTGAACGTCGTCGTTCCGCCGGTACTGCCGGTGTTCTGCCCGGCCGCGCCACCGGCTCCCGCAGCGCCGACCGTCACGGTCTCCGTGGATCCGAGCTCGCTTGCCTGGAACAGCTTCTTGGCATAGCCTCCGGCGCCTCCGTAGCCGGCTTCTCCCTGGCCGGTGCCCGTCTCGTTCACGCCGCCGCCACCGCCGCCTGCGCCGACGACCTCGACGATCGCGGCCCGCAGGCCAGCTGGCTTGGTCCACGTGCCGGATGAGTTGAATACCTGCACGTTCGGAAGGCCTGGCGCGGCGGCACGGTCTCCGGCATTGAATCCAACAGCCACTTCTACCTCTTCTCAGAGTGCCCAGGTGGGGCTGTCGAACAGGCGGACATCGGTCCCTGCGGTGTGGGCTTTCGCGACGCCGTTGATGGACCGGGTGACCGGGCTGAAGGTCTGCGGGCTTGAGCTGCCGGAAATGCCTCCCACCCGCATACGCTCACCGCCGACGAGGATGTCGAAGGGGAACGCGTCACTGTCGGTCGTCCACAGCGAGGTCGCGCCCGTTGACCGCTTGACCGAAAGGGATGTCGTGGTCGAGGTCGCGCTGCTGTTCAGTTCACTTCCGTCCGTGTCCCAATGGAACGAACCCACGGTGGAACTGGTCGCCCACGTCACGACCGCGTAGGGCTCTGCGGGCATGCAGTTGAAGGTGATCGTGTGCACGAACGGGTCGATCGTCTCGGTGTAGCCGATGATGATCAACTTGACGTCGTCGTAGATGAACGCCTTCTGCATCCCGGTGATCGTGAAGCAGTCGCCGACGTCGGCGGTCTTGATCGCGTTCCTCAGAGTCGAGCTGATCCCAGGCACTTGGAGGTTCACGGTCACCGAAGGCCAACGGGCCTCGTCGAGAGTTCCGATGTTCGCGACCCATGAGGCTACGTTAAGCAGCTGTCCATCGGTCTCGACGTTCACCGTTAGATCGGTGTCGTAGCGACCCACACCGTCCGGTGGGTCCAGTGTGGACAGCGGCCCGGTATCGACCGTGTACCGGTCCGAGCCCCCGTCGCGGCGGGTCGCTGTTACATCGTTCTGGGTGTACCGGTCGTCGTCGACCGGCTCCAGCGGGGGCACAACCTGACCAGCGTTGTAGGCCAAGGTGAACGCTGCCGTCTTGTTGTACAGCGCAGTCCTGGACACATACCGCAAGCCTGTGCCGTTGCGCTGCTCGTGAAGGATCCCCATGTCGGCGGTTTCACAGTCACGGATCTGCTCGAGGCGGGTCTCAGTGAACTGCGGCCCCATCACCGTTGACTCAACCGCGGTGCCCACGGTGGTGATCGGGATCCCGCCATCGCCTGCGACTCTGACGATCCGGTCGATCGCGGTCTCACCCGCATACGCGAGCGCTGCGGCGTAGTAGTCCCCGACGGCCGGGATGTTCGCTGCGGTGTTGTCGGCCCAGAAGGCGAGGTGCGCCATGTTCATCACGGTCTGGTTCGCGAACCGCGAGTAGTGGAACCGGAAGAACGGGCACTTGGTGATCATCTGGGTCAGCCCCAGGCTGTCGTTGTTGATCAACTGTCCGTCGATGTAGACGAACCACTCGACCGTCGGGCCCGCAACACTGTGGAGCTCGAACCGGCAGGTATGCAGCAAAGTGTCCTGCAGCGCAGGGATAGCCCCGGTGGCGACAGCAGTGATGATGCCGCCGTCACCGTCGTTCCAGGACACCTGTGCGGTTCCCGCGTCGGCTGACGTGTTCAGTCGCAGCGTCCAGATCTCATCCAGACCCGGCCAGATCTCCACGTCCAAAACGCCGAGTCCTGGGGACTGGAACACGAAGTCCAGCGCGACGTTCGTGCCGGCGCCGTCGATGATGCCTTCCATGAACGGCACGTCACCGGTGGCGTTGAGCTCCATGCCCGTGTCGAGCCACGGAGAACCCAGGTCGGCGCCATAGGTGAACGCGGCTCCGGCGGATCCGCGAAACACCCCGGTCTTGCCGGGGGCAAGGTTCTGCGCGTAGCCAGTGTCCGTGCCACCGGACAGCGGGTAGTACGCCGCCAGTGTCGGCTGTGCGAGGACATAGTCCTTCAGCGCCGCCGAGACCGGCGACTGACCCTGCCCTAGCCGCCGCAGGATGCCGTACGCCTCGACCTCGACGTTGTGGTCGGAGTGCGACACGTCCCACAGCGGCGACAGGTCCGGGATCTCACCGTAGAACCGGACGAACGAACCGCTGTCGATGGTGAACCGGACGGGGATGTTGCGCTTGACCTTCCCGAACAGCGGGGACAGCGGGTTCCGGGGGGAGAACCTGCCATCCCTGTTGTCGAGCGTGAACGAAAAGACCTGCGGAGACGCCTGCGACTGCCGATCGCTTAGGCCGCGGGTGATCGTCACCGTGTCCCGCTGATATAGGTATTGAGAGATGTCGGTCCATACACCGCTGGCGGTCTGGATCTCCAGCGTCCCTTGTGTCGTCACGTGCCGAACGCTTTCTGCACATCGCCTCCAGCGCTGACCTGCACGTACCTGCGGATCATCTCGGCCAGCCACTGATCCGCGCGGCCACCACCGGTCTCAACTTTCAGAATCACCGTCATCGGCGAACCGGACGCTGGGCGTACGCCCCGGCCGTTCGGCACTGCAGTACGTCCGGCACCCACCCGCCGGGCCGCGTTACCCATGCCTGCGCTGGCCTTCGCGACCAGGCCATACTCACCCTCGATACCACGGGCGAACCCCTGGCCGGCCATCGAGCCGTGCCATTCCAGCACCCGAGAGGGTGAGTGGATGCCGAGGGTCTTCCTGATCTGCGCGACGATCTGATTGGCCAGCTTCACAGCAGCGGCATTGAGCGCCTTCGTCTTCGCGAGCAGGCCGTTCACTAGGCCCTGCGCAGCGTCGACTCCGGCCTTGTACATGTTGTCTGTTGCAGTGTTGCCGAGACCGGCCGAGGCGTTCGCGATCTGCCTCTGCAGGTCGTTCGCCGCGGCGACGGTGCCCTTGCCGCCTTGTAACAGCGCCTGCGCTGTTGCTCCGCCTGCATCCACCCCAGCTTCGGCGATCTGCTTGTACAGATCACTGCGGAGACCGAGCTTCTTCAGATTCGCCAGGTTGGTCGCGAACGCCTTCGTCTTGGCGAGGGTGTTCTGCATGCTCTCGAGAATGTCCCGCCCGATCAGCGTCTTACCGTCACCCGGCTGGATGTTGGTGATCGCATTGAACGAGAGCGCCGCGTCGGTGATCTGCTGCCGGAACTCGTTACGCACCTGGATCGCAGCAGCGAGCTTCGCCTGCGCCGCCTTCAACGCGGTCGCGACCTTGGCCCGCGCGATCGTCGCCGCTTGGAGAGCCTTGTTCTCCATCTGCAGCATCCGCAAGATCCGGCCCTGCTTCGCGCTGCTGTACCCGATGCCAACGACCTTCGACATCAGCGAGGACATCGCCGACTGGATACTCGTTGTCGAGCCACGGATGCCACGATTGAAGCCTTGCGCGATGTACAGCGCGATCTGCGTGAACTTCTTCGACGGTGAGGAGATACCGAGCACGCGGTTCGCCGAGGCGATGACAGCGTTGGCCATGTCGGCCGCCGCTGAGATCGCCGAGGAAGTGCCGCCCTTGATCCCGCCGGCCAGACCTTGCGCAACGCTCGAGCCCATCGCCATGCTCGGCACCTTGGGGATGATGGTGCCGTTCTGGTCTGGCACGAACAGTTCAGGGCGCTTCTCGCCGACGATGTACGGGACACCCTTGCTGACCGGTCCACCGCTTGCCCTTGCGTCAGGGTTGATGTGGCCACCGCCAGAACCGGAACCACTGCTGCGGCTCCCGATGGTTGTGTACTTCGTGACGACGTTGGTGGTGATCGTGGTCGACTTCGACCCCGGGAGCCTCGCCAGCATCCCGTTGATGGTCGCGATACCCGACTTGGCGTTCGCGATGTTGGCGGTGAGTGTGGCCTTCTTCGTGGCCGACAGCTTCGGGCTCGCCAACAGCGCCTGGGCCGACTTGATCTTCGCTTCGAGGTCGGCCTTGTTCGCGAGCAGTTTCGCTGTCCTGCTCTGCGGCAGACTCGCCAGCAGCGCCTTCGACGTGGCGATCCCGGACGTCAGGTTCGAGATCGTCGCCTCGAGCTTCGCCTTCTTGGTGGCCGTCAGGTGCGGACTCTTCAGCGCTGCCTCAGCCTTGGCGAGCTTGCCCTGCAGATCCGTGATGTTCGCCTGCACATCCACGCGCTTGACCGCGGGGAGCGCGATCAGTTGCGTGGCCATCGCCGCAGCCTGGGTCTTGGAGTAACCCATCTGCACGGCGAACCTGGCGTAAGCGGCGCGCCCTATCTCGGCGAACTTGGCCGCCTTCAGGTTGCCGTCGTTGGCGCTCATCATGGCGTCCCGCTGGGTCTTCACCGACTGCGTCAGCGTGTCCAGTTGGGTCTGGTTGTCGCGGCCCTTCTGGGTGAGGAGGTCGTGCGTGTGGCCATTCGCCTTGATCGCCGCAGTCGTGTCGGCCACGGCCTGCTGGTAGGCGATCTGTGCGCCCGACAGGCTCAGTAGCTTGTCCGACATGCGATTAAGTGCGTTGATCGCATTCTGTGTAGCGGCGGCCTGACGGTCGTACGCACCAGCAAGCAGCAGCGCGGCAGCATTCGCCGCGTGGGTCTCGTGAGCCGACCGCGCAGCAGCGCCGGCCTGCTTGTCCAGACCCCCGGCCGCGGCGGCAGCAGCCTGGCCATAAGCGGAAACCGCTGCCCCCGACTTTCCAACGATGTCGGCCAGCTGCTGACTGTTCACCGTCGACCCGGCAAGCAAGTCGTCGACCTTCGAGATCGAAGTGAAGATCGCGTCGAAGCTGCCCTTGACCGGGGAGAGCTTACCGGGCAGGCCGGTGAACACCGAGAATCCACCGGGGATCTTCTTGAGCACCGAGTCCAGATCGTTCAGGACGGAGATCGTCTTCAGGGTCCCGTCCGTGACCGATATGAGCGCGGACGTCATATCCCTCAGCCCGTCAGGGTTCCTGCTCACACTGTTCGACAAGTTGATCAGCTGGTTCGACAGATTGCCGATGAGGTCCGGCAGCGCACCACCCAGTGACTTCAGCGCCGCGGCAGCCGCATCGGACAACGGACCGAGAGCCGGTGCTAGCCGGCCGAGAGCCTTGCCGAGCTGGTCACCGAACAAGGTGAAGCTAGGAGCCAGGGTCTTGAACGCCGTGTCCAGTTGGGGCTTGAACGTCGCGAAGGTCCGCCGTGCCACACCGGACATGGACAGCAGCGTCGCCTCGAACGGCTTGGACAGGACCTTCATGTCCGCGGCCATCGACCACAGGGTGCGGTTCCACGAGTTCTTCACCGCGACGCTCTTCGCGGCGAACACGATGCCCAGAGCACCTAGCCCGACACCGAACCCGGTGACGATTCCGGCAGCGGCGATCGCGCCCACCACAGGCAGAGCTGTGGCCACAGCGCCACCGACACCGGCGATGATCGCCGGACCGAGAACGGGGGTCTTCAGCGCGCCCGCGATACCGGACCCGAACACGGTCCCGCCGTCCTGACCGACCTGCTTGAAGACGGACTTGCCGTCGCCGGTGAACCACTTCTTCAGCCCGGACCCGAGGCCCTTGCCGGCTTTCTTGCCCTCAACATCGAGAGCCGACCCGAGATCCTTCGCGGCCTTCTGCGCTGTGTCACCAGCGACAGCGGCGTCACGACGCGCCTTCGCTAGCGCCTTCTCCGCAGCAACGACCTGACCGGTCTTCGCCTTGGAGTTCGAGCGGACATCAGCCAGACGCGCCTCAGCGACCTGGACCTTGTCCAGCGCGTCGGTCTCGGCGTTGTGCGCCTTCGTCAGGTTCGCCGAAGCCTTGGCGGCGTCGTCGCTGATCTTGCTGTTCTTCTTCGCGGCGACGCCGGTCTTGTCGAGGGCGCGCTCCACCTTGGCGAGGACGGCCGTAGCGCCGTCGTCCCTTGCCATGATGTCGAAAGCGAGTCGGGAGTCGACCATCAGTCAGCCCCCTTTGTTCGCGTCGAGTTCGGCTAGGACTTCCTCGTACGTGTAGAGCGTTTCCCAGTCCTCATCGAGGAGGACGGCGTACGGGATCTGGGTCAGGAGGGCGAGTCGGACGAGGTATCGGCGGACTGAACCTCTGGGGTAGGGTCCACCGGCTCTTCGTAGTCCTCGACGTCGTCGATCGTGTTGAGCCAGGTCTCGAAGTCGACCGTGATCTTCCCGGTTGACTGGAGAGCCGCCCATCCGAGGTGGAATGTGGCCGCGATCCCGTTGGTCGCGGTGAATCCGCCGAAGTGCTGCTCGGTCATCACCTGCGCACGGGGGAGGACCTTCACAATCTCTTCCGGGCGGCTGTTGTCCTGATAGGTGATCTTGACCTTCTTTGATGCCATTGCTACTCCTGACCGTCCTGACCGTGGGTATGGCAGCGGACCCGTCCGGTCAGGGAAACGGGGCCGCTGGACTTGCTTCTACGCGATCTCGCGCGCGATCTTGTCGAGCGCCTTCTTCAACTCCGCACGCACCTTCGGAGCACCCGCCCGGATCGGCTTGCCGAACCAGTCCAGCGCCTTCGGGATCATCTGGCCCACCCACGTGCCAGGCTCCCCGTACACCGGATGGCGGACCTGACCCTCGTTCGTCAGCTTCAACTGAGTGATGCCGCGAGCAATGATCCGGATCCCGCCGGCTCGCCGCTGGTGGCTCATTCCAGCCGAGGCGACGATGGCGTTCAGGCCACCGCGCTTCGGCAGGTTCGCAGCAGCCGAACGAGTCGCAGCGCGCTCCAGGGGAGGCGCTGCACGCTCGAGCGCATCGATGAGCTCGTGCGGCAGTTCGCCGTTCGCCCTGCGCATCCGGGCGGCGGCCTCTTTGAACTGGTCGCCGCCGCGGATCTGAATGCTGGCCACTAGGAAGTGGGGTAGGTCATGCCCGTGTTGCCGCTGTTCTTGAAGGTGCAGGTGGTCGTCGGGACGTCGCCCACGCTGGCATCCAGCGGCTTGTAGTCGAACATCAGAGCTGTGGCCAGCAGGTGGGCCGGGTTGGTCACCGAGCGAGCCGCGGACGTCGCCCGGACCTCCACGGCGACGGTGGTGTTCGAGCTGATCAGCGGCGAGATGGTGGCGTGGGTCTTGCCGGCGGAGTAGTCCTGGAACAGGACGATGTCCATGGACGCCTCACCGAGGCCCTTGAGGCTGGACTTGCTCGTCGCGCCGAAGGCGGTGGCGTCCTTCTCTTCACGGCTGTCGGTGATGGTCACCTGGTTCGCGTGATCGGACAGGGTGACGCCGTTGATGATGATCAGCGCGTCGGTGAGTGTGAACGGTCCGGCCATGGGTCAGTCCTCTTTCTTCTGCTGCTTGGCCGCAGGCTTGGGCTCAGCGGGGGTTTCCTTGGGCGGGTCGACTCGCTCGATGTGGCCACCCGAGATGAGAGCCGCCTCGTTCTCGACGGGGAACGCGCCATCGAAGGTCTCGCCTTGGGGTGCGGCCGTGTAGTTGTCCGAGAGGACCCGGTACTTGCGCGGCACGATCTCCAGGTGGCCACCGCTGACCTCGCTGTGCTCGTCGTACGGGGACAGGTCGAGGTCGACGACACCATCGCCGTACTGTGACTTGGCGAGGACCGAGAGCGCCTTGTATGTGTTGGTCATCAGATTCCGTTCGGGTACAGCTTGTACGTCACCGTCGTGGTGAACGTGTGGGTGACGGTGATCACGAGGGTTGTCGGGTTCACCTGCGTCGGGCTGATCAGGAAGATCTGCGACGTTCCGGCTGTGACGATGTCGCTCGGCGGCGTGGCGGCACTTCCGGCAGGCGTGAGGCCGGCATCCGAGATCGTCACCGTGTCAGGCGAACCACCCGCGTTGATGATCTCCAGGAACAGGCCGCGAGGGCCGATCAGCGCCTGGGCGATCGTGTCGGTCGACGCAACCGCGGCGCCAGTGCTGGCCGTCCCGGTGGAGGTCGGGGTAATGAGGGCTAGTGCGCCCATGGTTGCTCCTTCGAGTCAGATTTGGCCCTTGTAGGTGACCGTGAACACGATCCGGACTTTGCCGGCCTGCTGTGTTTGGACCGGGGAGTACCGGTGGTCCGAGACGAACGAATCCATCACCAGACCGCCGAGTTGCGGGTCTGCGCGGAGTGCGTCCTCAGCGGCCGACACGAACCCGTACGCACGCGCCCGGATCGCAGGAACACCGGTGTCGCCGCTCACGGACACGACAGCGCAGGTGATCTGGCCGTCTTCCTGCTTCACCCGCTGGAACGCCATCCGGGACTGCTGAGCCGTCGCGCCCTCGTTGAACTCGTCCGGGGTCGCGCCGTTGTACCCGACGAACAGCCAGTCCACCGAAGGGTCACTGTTCACCTGGGGGCCGTCGGCGACCTGCAGCCCCGTGAGGGTTGTGGTTGTCAGGGCCTGCCACATCGAGGTGAGGTACAGGATCACCGCGTCCGTCTGGGCGCTCACCCGAATTCACCGACCGAGTCCGGGTCGAGCAGCGCGATCACCCGAGGCGAGACCATGTTTCCCACGTAGCCACCGTCGTCACCTTGGATGCTGGGAAGATTCCCGAGCTTCGTCTGCCACAGGTGCTGAACGATCAGGCTCGCCGCGAGGACCCAGTTGGCCTTCACGTACGACTGGCCCACCGTGTAGGTGATGTCCATGTCGTTGTAAGGGAAGATCCCGCCAGGGGTCTTGAAGGACACGATCCCGGTCGTCGGATCGACAGTGAGAGAGGTAAGAGCGATCGGGGTTGACCCGTCGGAGACGAGGGTGAGGCCGGTGATGGCGGTCACGTTCGTGTGGGGCAGGTGAATGTAGCGGCGGTAGCGCATGTTGACCCTGCGCGTGAAGCTGCGGGTGACGATCGGCCCCACGTAGGACTCGACGATCTCCGTCGCTGATTCGAGGTACCCGCGCAGCTCGTCGTCGGATGCCGTGTTGGTGATCTTCAGCTGTGTTTTCGCATCCTGCAGCGACAGGAGCGACGTCGATGCGGCGCCGCGGACGTCGAACACGTCCCCATAGGCGGTGTTCGGGACTGTAGTGACTGCGCCCCACGTATACCGACCCTTGACTGCCGGAACGTAGGTGACGCGATACTGTCCCGCGACTGCGGGCGTGGGCACCGTTGGTGCGGTGGTGGTCCCATCCGGAAGGGTTATGGTCAGCACCGCAGTGAGGGCGGTGACCAAGGTGCCGCTGGCGTCCTCCACGTCCCACGCGATCGGGACGGAATCGGCGATGTCGTAGGTCATCTACCCTCCAGTCGCTGTAGGAACGGTCATAGCCCCGGATGAAGCTGCAGGTGCAGAGCTGGAGCCGGATGACGCGGAGGCCAGCACGGCGGACCCGGCATTCGCTGAAGGTGTAGCTACTGCCGCGGCTGAAGCTGCAGGTGCTTGGCCCGTGGCCGCACTCGCCGTTCCGAAGGAGACGAGTGCCGTGAAGGTCCCGACCGCGACCACTGTCTGGTTCGCTTGCACTACGGCTGCGGTGCCGGTGATAGGACCGCTGACGACTCCCGTAGCGGTCGCAATGTCCGCAGCTTCAACGACAGCGGCTGTTCCGGTGTATCGGAGGATGCCGTTGGCGATGGAGAACTGGTTCGCCTGCACCGGCGAGGCGGTTCCCGTGACCGGGTTTACCACTGTCCCCGAAGCGGCGGATGTGTTGTTCGCCTGCGACGGTGCCGCGGTGCCGCTATACCCGAGTTGGCCGGATGCGGCGCCGGTCTGGTTCGCCTGGGTGACTGCGGCACTGCCGGCGAACGATCCACCAGCAGTGAAGGTGCCGGACGCGGAGGCGGTCTGCGCTGCCTGGCTCGCCGACGCGGTCCCGGTGTAGCCGAGTTGCCCGCCTGCGTTCGAGGTCTGCGCTGCCTGTGTTGCAGAGCCAGTTCCTGAGTAGCCGAGTTGGCCGGATGCGGCGGATGTGTTGGCAGCTTGCGTGACCGCCGCAGTTCCGGTGTACCCCAGTTGCCCCGAGGCGGTAGACGTCTGGTCGGCCTGGGTGGCGGTGATCGTTCCCGTGAACCCGCCACCGCCGGCTATCGGGGTCGCCATATCGGTGCTGATCTGGGCAGTGCTCAGCGCACCGTCGTAGATTCGGGTCTCGCTGACGAAGGTTCCGGAGCCGCCGTTGTCGAAGATGCGGTAGTCGTCAGCGTCCTGGATCGACGTCAAAGCGGTGTCGGACCCGACCTGGGTTCCGTCCTTGTACAGCCGAAGGACTTTGCCGTCAGCAACCAGCGCCCAGTGATGCCAGTTCGCGCTGTCGGGCGTGGCGGTGATGTCGACCGGTGAGCCACCGGAGTCTTTGGCCCGGCCGCTGAATGAGCCGGACAGTTCAAGGTAGCCGTAGGTGCCGGTGTCGCCGGTGGTCTTGTGGTGCATCAGGAACCAGCCGGGGTCGTTGAGTCCGGCGCCCTTGACCCAGGACATCACCGTACGGGCAGGGGTGTTCAACCCGGTGATGCTGGGACCTTGCTGCACCTGCCCGGACGTGCCCTGCGAGATGGCCTTGACGTTCGGCTGCGCCCCACTGTAAGTGTACCCGCCACCGGCCGATGTTCGAGACGCAGTGGTGAGCGTGAAGGCACGGCTGTTACCGGACTGGTCGACCACATCGCCGCTGGCCTCGCCGTAGTTGTACGACGCAAGCAGGACCGGTGCGGGTGCGATCTCCAGGATGATCCCGCCGGCCCGTGAACTGGTCGCCCAGGACGAGGAACCTGCAGTGTCGGTCCCTGCGATGTACTGGGTCTCGACCGAAGCCAGGGACACGGTGTTCACGTCGGCGAGTTCGGTCCAACCCGACCTCGGAGTTTTCGCTTCCTGGACCTGGTGACCCCACGCGGAATAGCCGGCGCTGGTAGACCTCATCGTCGTTGCGTAGTTGACGCTCGCCAACGTCGCCGCCGATCCGAGGGTGACCCCGGTGGACTGGACAACCGCACCCGCGCCGTTGGTTCCGGAGGTGTTGACGTCCGCAGTCGACTGGTCGACAGCCCATTGGATCCGGGTCTGCGAGACAGCCCCGAACGAGATCGTGATCGCGCCTGACGTCGGTGACGCGGACATGCCGCGGAACACCCACATCGTGGCCCGATCGGTGCCCGCAGTGTCGACGTCCTGCGCCTTCACCAACGTGTAAGTGATGCCGTTGCCTGTGACCGAAGGGGTGGCGGGCTGCACTGATCCGGTGGAGATGTAGGCGTGGACCGTGACGAGGACCAGACAGTCTGCGGTTGGACTGACCGATGCCGTCGTGGTGGACGTCGATGACGCGACTCCACCGCCGGTCAGGTTGGTGAACGCAGTCACGCTGCCCCCAGACACGGACTTGAGTAGCAGGAGCATGTCTACTCGACCGAAAAGACGCCGATAACACTCCAGCTGTAGGAGCCGCCGGTGATGTTCTGAACGACCAGGCCCTCACCCTCGCGGAGGACGTAGTCAGACACGATGTCGCCGTCGTTCGGGAGGATGTTGAAGAACGGCGCCACCCCCACCGCCGGAAGGGTCTCCTCCACCGACAACGGGATCTCGAAGTACGTGAACGCCTGTGTCCCGCCCGCGGTGTAGGAGCGGGCTGCGGTGATCTGCGAAGGGACTGCCGCGTCGGCTGAATCGTGCTGGCGGATCGTGACCGCCGTGTTTCCCGTTGTCCCCACCGCGGACGTCTTGGCAACCCGCCATGTCTGCGCGGCGAGAGCGTTCACCGCCTGCGAAGGCTGGATGAACACCTTCCGCATCTTCACGACCTTGCCGGACCCTGTCGCGTTGAACACGTGCAGGTACGGCAGGTTCGCCGATGCGGTGACGGCACCCGACCACGCCGAGTAGGTGGGGATCGTGCCGACCAGGTTCCCGTTCGGGTTGGCCGTCATCACGACCTGGTACTCCTTGGAGCTGACCGTGTGAGTAGCCACGGTCGCGCCCGTGCCCGGGGTTACGTCGATCGAGTCGTTGGGTAGGGCCATCGAGGGAACCTCTTCGGGCTAATCCCCAGGACGGACAGAGCAGGTGCTACGCGTTGCCGGCGGTGATGGCGAAGCCGGTCTCGGCGACCGAACCACCGGCCGTGAAGGAGGTGCTGTTCATGTTGAGGTCCGAGCCCGAGGTTCCGACGTTGCCGTCCATGACGAACGTGGTGGTGTCGGACTTCACGATCCGGAACCAGGTCGCCGTGCCGGTGGCGTCAGCTGAGGAGTCCGCGGAGATCGCATTCAGGGTCAGGACACCGCCGGACGCCGCGGGGGCGAGGGTCGCGTTACAGGTCAGCTCGGCGAGCTTGACCTGCGATGTGATCGCGACGCCGGTGGCAGGACGGGTGCCGTCATAGAAGCGCAGCAGGGCCGACGCGCCAGCCCGCGTGGTGATGGCGTCCAGCTGCGCGTTGCGGATCGAGACGTCGTATGCGAGCGCCATCAGTCACCAGACTTCCGGGTCTCGGCCTTCTTGCTCGGCACGGCCTTCTCGGTCTTGTCCTCCACCACCGGCTCCCCGATGCCGGAGGCGCACATGTCGGCACCGACGTTGTCCTCGACCTCGAGCACCTCACCGGCATCCGGCCAGTCGTGGCCGTTCAGCAGCCCGGTCGGGCGATTGACGATTCGAACCTTCATCAGGTCCATCCTCATTTCTCTATTGCGGGCAGCAGCTTGTAGTAGTCGGCTTTGCGTGATCGACGCTCCGGAGAGCGTTCGTGCTCGCGGTGGTGTATCCGTAGGTCGAGCGGTTCGGCCGGGTCACAGATCAACAGATCTGGATCGGACAGACGCGCTGTCCTGCCGTCTGCTTCGCCGAGCACCCGGCAATGCGAGCCCTCGATACGGAGACCGGGAAGCGCCCGGTAGAGCCGACGGATCGGGTAGATAGACCAGCCGGCTGGTAGCCAGGACGGGACCTGCAGGTACTCGAACTCGCACGTGGCAACGTGATGGGGCGTACCGGCGAGCCGTTCCCGCAAGTTGCCCGGCACCACGGTCACGAGCTCGTCGGCATCGATCACGAACACCCAGTCGGCGCCCGAGGCAACAGCCAGTTGGATCGTGTAGTCCCGCTTCGAAACCTCGCCATCCCATGGCTCCGGCTGGACGTGCACGGTGGAGCCCGGCCAGGCCCCCCGGATCGCTTCAGCTTGATCCGGGGGGCTGGACGGGTTGTCGTGCGGGAACGCCGCGTAAGGACCATCGACAGCTATCAGGTGGTCACAGAACCGGGCGCTGGCCACGCATTCACGCAGCCAGTCGACCGGTTCGTCGTACCACGACAAGACCGCGACGATCCTCATCAGCATCCTTAGGTGACGAACGCGGTTAGCAGGTAACTGCGTTGGTGCTCAGGTTGCGTTGTTCTGGAAGAACTTGACCGCGTTGGGATCGACCGTGACCGCGCCGGTGCGCACCAGCGTGCGGAACGCGACCTGGTCGTTGCCGAAGGCAAATTCGTTGCTTCGCTCGAACCGAAGGCCGCCCGCGATGCGGACCTTCAGTGCCGACATCTCACCGAAGTAGATCGGCTTCGCGCTCGCAGCCATCGACGGCAGCTGCGGAACGACGTAGGCCGGCTTGCCGAGGATCGTGTCCGGGTCGCCCGCAGTGAGGGCCTGCTGCCAGATCGGAGCCCCATTCGGGGCTCCCTTCAGGTTCCGGATCGCCGCGAACGACGAGTCCGACATGACCCAGGCCGAGTTCGTCCGGTACTCCGGGAGAACCGAGTGGAACAGGTTGACCAGCAGATCGGTGCCCATGCCGACCGTAGCCTGCGCGCCGAGGCTGGTTGCGGTGCCGACCGGACCGAGCACGCCCTGCGTGGTGAATCCGGCGATCAGGGCGGTCGTGCCGATGTACGACAAGGTGCGGGCGAGTTCACGACCGGCCGCCTGGGAAATGTAGCCCTCCAGGTTGAAGTTGGTGTCCTGCACCAGCTCCGACGGGACGAGGGTCAGGTAGCCGTACTTGGAGACCGACAGGTTGACCGTGGTCACCGTCGCGTCGTTCAGGGTGATCTGACCAGATGCGGCAATCGCGGCTGGGGCGGCGGCGTTCGACGTACCGGTCGTGGCGTGTGCCGTCGCGACCGGCAGCGGCAGCGTGTTCCCGTCGGTGGTGTTGAGGATGTCGACCCCGGACTGCAGGAGCTGCGACCCGGCGACGGCGTACTGCCACAGCTGGCCGTACACGCCATCCGGGGCGACACCGCCGGTGGCCGACATGGCGCGGGTCTCAGCGCCACGGGTGGCGATGGCGCGCCGCTCCGCACCCGGCACCGCGTCCACCACGTAGTGGTCACCGACGCGGGCCTCACGAGCCCACTTGCCGAACGCGTCGTCGGTCTCGGCCTGGCGCTGCTCTTCCGGCTTCTTGCCGGTGACCGCGCGGAAGGACTCGTCGAGCTCCTGTCCGCGCTTCTCGCCGTCGGCGATGGCCTTGGCGCGCTGCTGGAGCTTCTCGGCTTCGGCGAACATGCCGTCGAAGGCGGACTGCTCCTCGACGGACAGGTCGCGGCCCTCGGTCACGCCCTGCTGGGCGATCTCCTGAGCCTTGGTGATGAGCGCCTTGCGGCGCTCCATCAGGCTGTCAGCAATGCTGGACATGGGTTGTGTCCCCTTTCATGGGACTCGGGTGGTGGTCGTACTGAGTCCCGGTGGGGTCGCCCTGCCGGAATTACTGGTGTTGCGCCACTTGATCAGCGGGTGGGGTCGCCCTACCCGCCTAAGTGGTTGTCAGAGGGTCGCGTCGGGGTCCAGCAGCGCGATGGCGGCGAGAGCAGCCGCAGCAGAGTGGCGCTGGGCCTTCGGGTCGATCGAGTCGGTGCGCTTGAAGAACTTCGTCAGTTCGTTCTGCGCCGCCATCGACCGGACCTCTTCCAGGTCCGCGCCGAACTTCTTCGCCAGCGACCGGAGCCCGACCGACGTGTCCTCGTAGGCGGGGGTGTTCACCGGCGCCACGTCCATCAGCCGGCCGGAAACGAGGGTGCGAAGGGGGAATCCCTGGTCGCTGGTGGCCCAGTCGTCCTCGAACGCGACGAAAGCGAACGACGACTGCCGCACGTCGCCGCGCTGCACCAGCTCGAACACGTCGCCGCGGGACTGCGGGAGATCGACCTCGTAGGTGAGGCCGACGTCGTCGATGCCGAGGCGCAGCGTCCCGGCGCCCATGGTGCCCAGAAGCATGTTGTCGTCGTGGTTGTAGCGGGCAATTACGCCCGGCCAGCCGTCGCCGCGGGACTTGTTGAAGAACGAGGGTGCGATCCGCTCGACGAACCCACCCAGGTTCTGGCTCATCCGCTCGAACTTGGCGGCGTAGCCACCGATGGTGCTCTTGTCGGAGCCGGCGCGGATCTCCACCGGGACCGACGTGAAGCGCCGCTCAGCGTCGCTCATGGTGTTCTCCTCTTGTTGATCCCCGTCAAGGGCGTTGGATTCGCTGGCGTAAAGCGCAGCCATCTGTTTCTGCGCAGCCGTCTTGGTGGGATGGCAACCCGCGACGCTGCCGTCTGCGTTCTTGACCACGGCGAACGGTTTCGACGAGGGACACGTCTCGCTGGACCCGATGTGCCAGGGCATCAGGACTCCTCTTGGCTCCGAACACCCTTCGGGCGATCGATCGGTGCGTGAACTGTGTTCGCGATGTCGTGCGGGATGTTGTGGAAGTCGCCACCAGGAACAGGCGCGTTGTCGTCGAGTGCACGGGCCTCGTTCACCGACAGCCGGCCGTCGAGGATCTGCGCACCAACGATGTCGGTGCGGGTCTTGATGTCGGTGCGGATCGTCGCGTCCACGTTCAGCTTGATGTACTGCCGGTCCGGCAGTAGGCGGTTGAACGCTTCCTCCAGTCGCACGATGTACGGACGCATGTTGTTCGCACGGTTCAGCGACCGGGACTCATCCGTGGAGTACGTCAGCGACTCGGTCTTGTCCCCGCCGATCTCTCGCGGGTCCACACCGTAGATCGCGGCGATCTGGTTCGCGGTCAGCTTCAGCGTCTCGATGAACTGGACATGGTTCGGGGGGATCGTCGTCAGCGACAGGTCCCAGTCGGACCCGGTGACGAACGGCTTGCCCGACGCGAACGCCGACATGGCCCGATCCCTGGCCGTAGCCGCCTGATCGCCCGTCAGGACCTTCGCAGTGTTCTTCAGGACCGTCGGCGGCAGGCCGCCGCCCCTGCGTACGTCCGCGTACTCCTGCGCCGACAGCCCCGCGTTGACGATCGTCGCGTAGTGCTCGATCGGCGATAGGCCCAACGTGTGGCCGATCGGCACGATCCACGGCACATGCACCAGCTGTGACGACGGAACAGGGGCCCCGTACACGTACCACTGCTTCGAGATCTCGTCGAACGACCACGCCTCGCGCTTCAGCCAGTTCACCACCGCCGGAAACCCGAACGAATCGGCTTCTGTGATCCATCCGACCGCGTTGCCCTGTGTCGCCATCCCGTACGCGGCCTGGCCGAACCACTGACCGACACCCTGCCGACCCGGTTCATTCTGGTTGCGGAACATCAACGGCAATAACGGCAGTTCAACGCGGGCACCGCTCTTGTTCATCTGGTACGTATCCAGCGGCAAAGTCGAGATGAAGTCGACAATGTGCCTGATCGCAGCGAAAACAGGGGCCAAATGCACCGCATTAGCGACCGTGACCGCGCGCCGGTCGTAGTCGGGGTCAGTGTTGAACCACTGGTCCATCGTCCGCTTCTCGCCGCGGAAGAACAGGCTCACCGGGTGTCACCACTCTTCGGGTGGGCGGCGATCGCCGAACCCCCAAGAACGAGCACGCCGGCCACCGCCAGACAGGTCCAGCCGATCCACCGGTAGGTGAGCGCCGCCATTCCTGCCGCGAACAGCAGCAAACCGAGCACATCGAGGGCCGTGGTGAGGTATCCGCGCATCAGCCCTCCTAAAAGATCGAGTCGAGCACGTCGTATTCGCCTGAGATCAGCCAGTCGGCCAAAACCGCGCCCTCCAAGGGCGACACATCACTCGCCGACGTACGCCGGCCTATCGCCCACCGGTCACCGACCGGGCGACGCTGAGCGCCGCGTACCGCGTCCTCGAGCTCGGGGTGGCTCATGTGCGCGATCACCGCGGTCTGCACCTTGTCGAAGAACGACGCCGAGGCGTCCTGCACGTCAGAAGTCTTGGCCAGATCAAGAACCGCGCCGGCTTCCTTCATCGGATCGATCAGATCGGCCGCCGGACCCCGCGAATCGACGGCCACCTTGCAGTCGTACTTCCGCTGCAGCTCCACGACTCTCTCAACGAGCCCCTGAGTGCCGCGCTGCCTGTGCACCAGCCCCACGAGCTCGCGGCCCGGAAGTGGGACCGCTGCGGAGATCGAAGACCAGGCGCGGTCCACCGACACCGCTACACCCAACGCGATACCCGCTGTCGGCGGTTCCGTCTCCGGAATGGCGCAGCGAGCCCACTTTTCGGCCCCGAAGATGTGCTCGACCTGTCCAGGGTCGTCCCACCAGCCCAAACGCTCGCGGGCGAACTCTTCCGGGGGTAGGGCGCGCCGCTCGTTACGGATCGTGTCCACCAGGATGCGGCGGCCCATCTGCGGGTTCGCCATCTGCCAGAAGTCCTCATTGTCGAGAACACACCCTGGAGTCTGCGGATCGTGGATGCACTGCGGATTGACGCACGCTTCCTTCGGTGCGCACCACTCCACGTAGACCATCGACGGCGAACCCTTGCGGCCACGGTCCCGGACACCCCGGAGGACCGCGGAATCCGCATACCCAGCCGACGAGCCGTACCAGACCTGTGGTTCCGTCTGCGCGGACAGGAGAGGCAGCAGTGAGCCCATATGCACCGGCTGAAGCGCGAACGCCTCATCCAACACAACACGCTTACCCGACAGGCCCTTACCGCCGGACTTCGTGCGGGCCTTGAACTTGATGCGGCAACCGTTCAGGAGCTCGATCGCCTCGTCGCCGTTACCGCGGTGGATGTGCTTGATCTCGCGGTCAAGGTCCGGTGAGGACTCGATCAGCTCCGACAAGTCCCGGAAAGCCTCCTGGGCGGTCGGAAACTCGTGCGCCGACCACACCAGCAGCGGAACCTCGCAGATGAACGCCTCACCCAGCGCCGCGATCTTGAAGAGACCCGTCTTAATATTTTGACGGGCTCCCACGACGGCTACCTCGAACGCGACCCTTCGGCCGCCGCGGTCCAGGCCGAACATCGCGTCCAGCACCAGCCGCTGCTCCGGGTCCGCCGCAAAGCCGACCATGTCAGCCAGATCAGCGACTTCCGGGCCGAGAGAGCTAGTGAAGTCCGGGAACGTGAAGAACGCCGGCTCAACCAGCGTTGCGCTTGGCATCGCGGCGCTTCCTCAGTTCATCCAGCCCACTCGCGGCCGGCGCGACCTTCAGAGCGTCCGCCATCACTGACCGGAGCTCCTTGCTGATCGGCGCCACGCTCAGACCCATAGCACGCGGGTCCGACATTCTCCGGGCCAGCTCGATCGCCTGCTGCCCGAGAGCAGTGTCAGCCACGCCGGCTTCCTCGAGCTCGCGCTTGGTAGCGGCGAGCAGGGGGGCTACAGGAGCAGATTCGTCCGAAACAGGCTGATCAGGGAGCGGAATGACATCGCCGGAGCGACTGCCGCGCTTACGGCACGTGTCGTCGTGGTACTTCGAGTTCGGCCGCTTCGCCTCGTACTCGATCCCGCAGGAGTTGCAGTTCCGCTTCATCGCAACCCCCAAGTCACGGGACACTCAGCGTTGGGATAGGGATGCGACCTGAACTGGCGGGTCATGGCGCGTGATAGTAAAAAATTTTCGACGTCAGAGTGCCCATCGTCTGGGTGCTGACCGTGGCGCATCCTGCTTGGCTCTGCCCCTACGCGCACCATCCACCTGGTTGCAGCACTTGCCGCAGGTGGGGCAGCGGCTGCCGTGGGAGAGGCCCCTGTACTGGTCGGTGCCGGGGATATGGTCGGCGTGCAGGCTACTGGTGGGTGGCCACATGGGGTGTCCGCAGAGGCAGCACAGGTCGCCGGCCGTGAAGGCTGCGATCAGTCTCTTGCGTGCTGCTTTGTGCTCAGGGGTGCGATAGACCTGAGCTGAGCCACTGCGCTTGGTCCACGGCATGCGTCATCACCTACCTATGACGCAGTAGCTAGTGGGTTGGTGCCGCGTACGCTCCGACGTAGGTGAGTGTGACGCCGAGTTGGCCGAGTGCCTGACGGTACTGCTCGACCAGCGTCTTCTCTTCCTTGATCTGCTCGTCAACCTGCGCGCATTGGGTGAGCAGTCGTTCGCGTTCTGCCTCACAGCGCTCGATGCTGCGCTCTAGCGTCTTGATGCGGTTCTTCATCTCGTTCTTCAGTTCTTGCATGGTCTTGCGCTCCTTGCTGGGTCTTACTGAGATGCGGGTGCCTCGTGGTCGTGGCATACCAGCTCTACCACTGGGTCACCGTGGTCGGTGGGTACGGGACGCTCAGTGTCGGCGGGCTGAGGGCAGCCAGGCTCGATGCACACTGGTTCGCTCATCGGTTCATCCCCTGTAGTTGCTGGTCGGTCAGGTGCTCGACATCGATCAGCACATCGGAAGCACCAGGCCGCATCCGTCACAGACGAGGATGCGGTGCCAATCATGGGATCTGAGACTGCGATGGGTGCAGTATGCCTCACGCTGAGCCTGCTCTGCCTGGGACTCAATGTAGTCCGCTGGCAGTGGCTGGTAGCAGCCGATGCACACGCACGCTACGAGTTCGCCTGTGGTGAGGATGACAGGCTCGGCTTGCGGGTGACGGCAGCGCTTCAGGTCCGCTACGAACGTCGCCTCTACCAGTACGCCGAGGTCGTACGCCTTCGCGCTAGGACTCTTCACGATCCCGCCTGGATGATCCATGGCTGCGTGTAGGTGGGGTTCTCAGGACGGCCAACAGGGGCGTCGTCCAGTGTCCCTGTCATCTCAAGGTGCGGGTGGGCCTCGATGCAGGAGCGGCACCAGGTGTCGGCGTGCCAGCCGTACAGCGTGCCGTCTTCACGGTCGCAGTACTCGCAGGCTTGGGTCACGCGATCTTCCCTTGGCAGGTGGCGATGGTGTACCCACCGGTCGAGGTGTTCTCGCTGACCACCACGCCATCGACCGTGATACGGCAGGTCACCGAACCTAGCGCTTGGCCGTTCTGGACCGAGACGTACACGAAGTCACCGGGGTGGAAGTTGGCGAAGGTGGCTGTCATCGGCAGGAGACCGGCGCCTTGGCTGGTGCCGCCCTCGGTCTGCATCGTGACGGTACCTGTGCGGCCTGACCCGTACGCTGCGTCGGCCTCTACCCGGTACACCACAGTGTGGGCGGTGGTGTAGTCGGGGAGTCCGAAGTAGTGGGCGTAGGCGATGAGGCCGGCGAGCACGGGAGCCAGTGCGCCGAGCGTGATCCACAGCCAGAGCTTGGAGCGCTTCCGCGGGTGGCGTCCTGGGTACGGGAGCAGCGGTCCGTCAGGCGTCCACTGCTGCTCGCGCTGCCCCGGATCCGGAAGCCGCGGGGTGGGGCGGGGTCTCTGCTGCTGCGTCATGGCTGCGCCTCGTCATACAGCTCGATGAGCACAAACCCATCCTCAGGATGCAGTTCGTCTCGCCCTGTCCGCCAGGACTGCCGTCGGAAGCTGCGCCTCCGTCACCGCCGCGCACGCAAGCCCTGATCGACTGAAGCCACGGGTAGTCGGCCTTCAGGAACTCGCCGCCTGGAGATGCGTAGGTGATGATCTCTCGCGGTTGGTTCATGTCTCCCCCTGTTGATCGGGGAGTTAGACGCGCGTCCTGACCGGGCCGGTTCCTTGGCTCCCTGATCGGAGTGTAGCGCGTGTGTCACAGACGCGCTACGTGTATCACCTGTGCGATACACTAGACCCATGAGCGGGCCACCGAAGAAGCGCACCGAGACCATCCACGTTCGGCTGACCGAGGAGGGCGTCGCCAAGCTCGACGAGCTGCGGCGCACCGAGTCCCGGAGTGCCTACATCCGGCGTCTCCTGAAGGTCGGCATCACCCAAGAGATTCGCGGGCCGAAGGAGGCTGACCTGTGAGTGACCTAGCGATGGCCGCCATGACTGGGGTGTGCACTGAGCTGCTGAAGGGCCAGTACAACGCGGCTGAGATCGCGCTCGACTTCGGAGAGTTAGAGGAACTGCTGGCCAAGCTCATCATCGGCGTAGCGCAAGACGTTCAGTACGACGCGGCTACCGGTCGGCTCATGCTGGTATTCGTCCGCGAACCCTGATCTACAGCTTGCCCACCATCTCCGCTGCTCACGAGCGCCAGTACGGCTGGTTTCCCAGGTTTCCACGAGCGGCCAGGTTGGTAGGTAAGTGGGGCGAGGCATCCAGGGACTTGAACCCTGCGCAGGCAACGCCGCGCGAACGCTACTGCGGACCTGTACGAGCCTCGCCCCTTCAGTGATCTTACGCGCCGGCTCAGTCTTGGTGGGGCGGTGTCTGCCTCTTGTCAGCCTTGGCCAGCGCGGTGACCACACGATGTGCCACCACCCTCAGCCGGATGAACAGGTTGGGTCGTGGTCGCACATGGCGGCCTTGCATTGCCACACCCCCAGTGTGGTTACAGGTAGTGATCAGACGAGGCGCAGTCGGCTGCCGCTCGGGCCACTCAGCACAGGTGCATCGTGCGTCGCTGTGCACCGCTCCCGGATGAACCGGGGTGGCGGGCCTCGTCCTCTTACCCGCTCGTCAGCGGGAAGTTGCATACCGAAGGCCCGGCTACTCAGGTGGGGTAGCCGGGCCTTCGGGTGATCAGGTCCCGTTGGGGCACCGAGGTGCTCGCGGGACAGCTCCTGCTGAGCGATGGATCGCCACCCTGCCGACGGTATGTACGTTCTCGTTGCGATCGTCACGGATCGGCTGCGGGAGTCAGACCAGGAGGCTCACCAATCCCGGAGGATGGTGGGCAGCATTCGCGGGGTGTAGATATAGCTCCGCACCCACTGAACCCTGACAGTACATAGCGTGGGTACCCATAGACAAGCGACACGCTCAGTGCTACGGCTAGCCAGCTTGCTTCTGGTTCTCCGACGCTTGCACCAGCGCTGCCACGTCCCCGATGCGGTAGATCGGAACCTCGCGTCCACGGTAGGTGACATGACCCCGCTGAGTGAGGCGCTTGCGCTCGACCCACTTGTAAATCCGGTCCGCTGTGATCGGGGTCTGACCCAGCCATGAGATCGCGCGGGAGATCTCGGCTGCGGTACCGAGTTGGTCCTGCGCCTCTACCCACATGGAGTCACGGGTGGCCTCCACATCGAAGGTCTTCTCGCAGCCTGTGCACTTGACCTGAGGCGCTCCGATCTTGGCGTGCAGAGCGAGGTCGCAGTCGGTGCAGTAGCCGACGAACAACTTGTCGGCGGGTCGGTCTACCATGCGCCGCAGCTGAGCCTCCAGATCGTCGAGTTCGTCCAGGATCTCCGGTGCCCAGTCCTTGGTGCGCATCCAGTCGGCATGCCCCAGCAGGTAGCGACAGCAGGACCCGACCGTATCCGCCGGCCAGTGGGATCTGCGCACCGTCGAACAGGTGACATGCAGGCAGGCAGGGTGAACGGGACCTCGCAGAACCGGCTTCTCCTCCATGACGATCCGGGTCCACGTCGAGATGGTGTTCTTCACCGCGTCCTGCAGGATTGAGCCGTCCTCGTAAGCACCGAGGAAGCGTGCATCCACAGGTAGTGGCTTCTCGGCGCCGCGTCCGCCTAGCCCGCCGTAGCGGGTGTGGCGACCCTTGACGTTGTCTAGGTCGGCCCAGTAGCTGGAGATGTTCCCGAGAGCGATCTCCAAGGCTCTGGTGCAGCTTGAGCAGATGAACCCACCGTTAGTCGGGCGGCCACAGGCGCAGTCGCTCATTCGTCACCCCATCCATTCGCGTGGTGGCGGCAGACCAACTCGACAGCGATGACCGCTTCGCCGTCGATCAGTTCACCCTCGCCGAAGACGCCCATCGGTCGCTCTCGTTCGGCTAGCCGGCCACAGCCGTCAGCGCAGTACACGGGATCAAGGGTCACGGTGTGTCACCCGCGTGCTCTCCGATGAACCCGATCATTTCGGCCCATTCCTCGCGGCTGAGCGACACCAACACCTCATCGCCTGACCCGTCACCGAATGGCCGTACGAGCTCTACCGGGGCATCCGGGTCTTCGGTCTTGGTGGTCGCGATGACGTGGATGTAACGACCGCCGCTCTTGTACTCGCGCCAGAAGGCGATGCTTCGTGAGGTGGTCATGGAGTGCTCTCCTCGGCGCACGGGCGGGTTGGGTGACCACAGGGCTCCTGCGGGCTTCTCGCGGCCTCGGACACCTCCGAGTGCCTGGGAACCCCTGAAGTAGCGTCAGAGGTGCCGCCAGAGGCTTGTGAGGACGTCTTGGCGGCCAGGAGCAGGCGCCATGTGCCCCAATCCGTCTGCAGCGTCACGAAGCCGATGCGCGGGTCGTCCTGCTCGGCACCCATCTCGTCTGCGATCTCCGTCAGCGCGTCCTTGCGGCCCAGCCCGTAGGCCACCTTGCTGGCTGTCTCGGTGAGTACCTTCACCTCAGCAGCGGTGTACGTGTGACCCCTGCCGCGACCTTCTCCGGTGCATCCTTCGTCGCTCATGAGGCCTCCTCCTCGACATGGCGTATCGCCAGTTCGGCGAGCACGTTCAAGGCGACCAGATCCTCATCCGCGACGAGGCTCATGGGCATGCGGGCAATGGCGTTGTAGAGGTCCCGAACGATGGCCTTGCGCGCCCGGATCCTGGCCTCGCCTGTCAGCGGTGCCATCAGCAGCGCGGTCATTCGGGGTCCCTGCTTCCGATCTCACGGGCGAGTAGTGCGGCATCGCGAAAGGCCGACGAGCGAGCAAGGACTACGAGCCGAGATGGTTCGCCGACTGATGCGTCATCCGTCGGGAGCGAGTCCAGCAGCTCCTGCTCAGCCTGGAGCGCCAGCGCGATTTCCTCCGCTACGGCCTTGCGGATGGCTCGTGCCTCTCGGGTCTCATGCCGCGCCTTCAGGCCATGCTCGCGGCGCTCCTGCTGGGCCTCGCGGAAGGCGTCTCGGTCACTCACGGCTTGGCCGCCTTCCGAGCGCACTTGGTGCACGGCGGCATGTCGGTGATGCGGGTGCGATGGCCGCGCGGCTTCGTGGACCACTTCGCTGCCCACTCGTCCATCTCGGCTTGGTCGAACGCTTCCGCGTTGCAGAGCGTTTGCGCCACTTGGCGACCGAAGCGCTTCCCTGCGCCGAGGTTGATCGAGAGGTGCTGCAGGCGGTAGCTCCACGTCGTGCACGCTTCAGGCTTCTCGTCAGCCATTGGTTGTCTCCTTGAGGTGTTCACCGATGAAACCGATCAATTCGCTCCATTCCTCAGGGGTCAGCGAGACCAGCACCTCGTCTCCCGATCCGTCGCCGTACGGCCTGATGAGTTCGATCGGCGCTTCAGGGTCTTCGGTCTTGGTGGTTGCGATGACGTACGGGCGGCGCCTGTCGTAGCTCCGCCAGAACGCGATGCTGCGGCTAGCTGTTGCTGGGTCTCCCACTCGCACGACGCGATCGCTCACTTGGTTGTCTCCTGTTCGGTGTAGGGGGTGGCTGTAACGCCCACCGAATTCAGTTCTTCGACGAGCCCCGATGCGATCGCACTCACGTCCTCGACAGCCATGTAGTCGCGCCATGGGTGCAGGGCCTCAATCAGGTAGTCGTAGACCTCGCCGCCGATAGCCTCGGCGAGATCCTCCAGGCGCTTCCGCTCGCTCATTCGGTCTCCTCGGTGTAGGGGCCTGCGAGATGCGTGAACACCCGGCTGTTGGGGTTGATGGTTCCGCGCCTATTGGCGAGCGCCCTGCCCCACATTGCGGCGTTCTCAGCCTTGGCCTGCCAGTCGTCCAAGCCGCAGTGTTCGGCTACCCGCTCAGCCGCCTCAGGGTCGATGCGCCGAAGCGTTTCGAGCGCAACGACGGTGCAGTAGGCGTAGACGTTCGTTAGTGCCTGGAGCGCGTCGTACCGGGCCTGCTGGGAGTGCTTCTCGTCCGGCTTGAAATTGACGTACCGCGTGGCCTCTGCAAGAAGCTCTGCAGCTGTTCGCAGAGTGCTTTCGATTTCCTCGCTCATTGCGCGTCCTCAGGGTCGGTGTAGGGGCCTGCGAGGGTGGGTGCGAAGTCAAGCGCTGCTTGCTGGAGACGGGTGCGCAGCGACAGGTCGAGGTAGTCGGCATTGAGGTCGATGCCGACGTACTTGCGGCCGTGGCGCTGGGCAACCATGCCTGTGGTTCCGGAGCCGCTGAACGGGTCGAGAACGGTCCCGCCCGGCTTGCAGCCCGCGAGGACACACCGCTCGGCCAACTCGGCCGTCATCACCGCGAAGTGCGCCTCAGTGAACGGTTGAGTTGCGATCGTCCACACGTCCCCCGGGTTTCGGCCCCGGATACCAGAGTCCGTCTGCGCCGATGAAGCCGCACCCGTCGCAGAACGGGCGTCCTCCGCAGTCCTCGGCATGCCATTGGTCCATGTCTCGTCACTCCTTCTTCCGTAGGTGTTGGGCATTCCGCCAGCAGTCCGATAGGAGCTGCCGATCTTGCCTTCGCCGCTCAGCTTCCCGCCGAACACGCGCGTGCCGTCGGCCGCTTCTGGGTGGGCGAGGGGCTCGCGGATGGGGTCCAGATCGAACCAGTAGCGGCTGGACTTGCTGAACATAAAGACGTGCTCGTAGACGTTGTTGAGCCGGTCGGTGACACTGCTCGGCATCGGGTTCGTCTTCTTCCACACGATCGCGTTGCGCAGGATCCAGCCGTCATCTTGGAGCGCGAAGGCGACTCGCCAGGGGATGCCGAGCAGGTTCTTCTCTGGCACGCCCGCATCGATGCGACGAGCCTTACCGCTACTTTGTCGTTGAACTGAGCGAGCGATTCCTTCTGGACTGATGGCGTGACCACCGCTTGCCGCGCCGAGGGTGGACTTAGCGACGCCACCCAGAGTCCCCTTGGTTGGGGTGGAGTAGGAGTCGCCGAGGTTCAGCCATAGCGTTCCGTCGTCGGCGAGCACACGGCGTACCTCGGTGAACAGGGTCCGCATTGTCTCGACGTACTCGGCGGGTGACGCCTCAAGCCCGTACTGGCCTTCCTCGCCGTAGTCCCGAAGGCCGAAGTAGGGCGGAGATGTGACGCAGCTGTTCACCGAGCCGTCCGGCAGGGTGCGCAGGACGTCGAGCGCATCGCCGTGATGCAGCGTCAACCCGTCGTCGGCATAGTAGGGGGCCATTAAGCGTCCTCAGGGTCGGTGTAGAGGACTGCGTAGTCAGCGGCGGTCACCACGTCACGTCGCAGTCCTGGCAGCCAGTCAGTAAGCCGCCGCCTAGCCGAATCGATGTGGTGTTGATGTGCCCGCACTTCCCTTGGTGTTCGTTGCACTCACAGCACCTACCGGCACGTCCTCGGTGGCTGTGCCAGATCACCGGATGGCGGCACCCATCGCAGTACTCGATGCCTTCTTCGTCGGTCACGCGAACTCCCTCTGTGTGCGTTGCCAGTCCTCATCGCTTGCCTTCGGGTCGATCGCCGTCCACGGCCACAACCCGCCCCGCTTGATCCGCTGCGGCCAGTTGCGTTCGTCGCGGTCGCCGCGCCACGCGACCATGTCGACGTCGCCGACCTCGTTCCACCGCAGGCCGTAGCCGAACTCGGGCCAGCCCATGAGCGCCGCCGAGCCTCTAGGGCGCATGTTGCGTTCGTCGCCCTTCGTGGTGGCGTGGCCGGCGTGAGCCTCCAGCACCAACGTGATCCCGCGCGCCCGGATCGAGTCCAAGGCGCTGATCACCGGAGCGACATGGTCGTCGGTCTGCAAGGCCCTGGGGGCGAGCTTGTACAGCGGCCCGATCACCAGCAGGTCCGGTTGGGTCGCGTCCAGGACCCGGTTGATCCACGACAGGTCCTTGTCCTTCACGATGTCGATCCCGGCCGGGCGGCAGTCGATGGACACACCGTCAGACGGGTCCTTGCCCTGCGTCTTGGCCTGCAGCCACATCGCGTGGAGTTGACGCTTCACATGTCGCTCGGTGTTCTCGAGGTCGATGATGTGGGCCCGGATCGGCTTCATCGGCTCACGGGAGAACGGATGGATCCCCGCGGCCCCCATGAGTGCCAGCTGCCGCAGGAAGACGCTCTTGCCCAGGCCTTCCTCGCCGGTGATCACCAGACGGTCCATGCGTTCCAGCAGCTGCGGGATCACCCAGTCGTACGGCTCCTCGGGTTTGCTCATCAGCTCACCGAGGGTCTGGGTCTCGATATCCGGCGCACCCAGGTCACGGATCTTGGTGAGCGCGTTGACGGTCTCCGATACCAGCGACTGCGGGTCGGTCTCGAGGTCCTCGGCGCGTTGCCGCATCCGGATCGCCTGGTTGATCACCTCACGCCGCCGAGCGAACCCATGGACTGTGGATGCGTACTGCTCCACCGAGTCCGGGATCGCCGGGTTGGTGGCGATGGTCAGATGCACGCTCATCAGGTGCTTGTTGCCGTTCAGAGCGAGTTGTACCGCCATCGCGTCGGTGGCCTTGCCGTCGGCCTTCAAGCCCCGCAGAACGCTCCACAGCTTTTGGTGAGCGAGGTTCGCGAAATCGGCGGCCGTCAGGATCCCAGCTGCACGCTCCAACGCCAGAGGGGACTGGTAGCAGCAGGACAGGACGATCTGCTCGGCGAGGTCGTCGTTCATGAGACTTCCCCAAGGGGTGGCATGTTCAGGCTGCGGCGAGCCCACTTCAGTTCGACCTCTGTAGCCCGTTGCCGCCAGTACCGGACCGCAGCTGCGTCATCGATGGCCAGCGCTAGGCGCTGGGAAGGATCAGGTTTCACGCAGAAGACCCACCGGTCCTTTACCTCTTGCCGACCGGTGCCCCAGTCACCGCTACCGGTCGGCGGTGGTCGAAGCCGATGCCATGTTGGCGCCCACCGCCAATTGCAGGCTCGGTACAGGGCGCCGGTGTGCCCATGGGCCGGGTCGCTGTAGGACACCAGTGTCGTCGCCTCCGGGAGGTGCTCGCGAATCAGTCGAAGGCTCCATCGGTGCATGCGGCTTCCGGCGTTCTCGCCCGCCCCAGCGGTGAGGCACCATCGGGAGAGCTCCAGCCACGAACCGTCATTCGGAAGGCGTCGAGATGTCGGACTGCGCCACATCATCGCGGCGACCAACTCACCAGCGCGCGAACCGATGACCGTCAGGCGAGCACCGGAGCGCAACGGACCGAGGTAGTGGTGCCTAGCGAGTAGGTAGTTGGCCTCCCAAGGTTGGCCTAGCCTCCACATCACGCCATCGGCATCGAGAAATCCATAGAGGTCCAGTAGTAGTCCGAGATCGCCGCTCACTGGAACCTCGCCCGCACGTCGTCCTTGGCGTACCCGTTCCGCGACGCAGGGGAAGCCGCGTCGGGGGAATCGTCCTGGGCCTTCAGCAACCAGTTGCGCCACGTGGCGCGCCAGTCCGTCTTGACGCCCTTCGCGCCGGCCAGAGCAGTCCAGTAGTTGACGAAGCGTTCGGTCTGACGCATCACCCACTGCGGCTGCATGCTGCGTTCGACGGCCCATTCCTTCATTGCCTCATCGACGGTGAAGGGGTCCGGGATGCGTGTGCCCTTGGTCGTTGCCCGCGGGATTTTGGCAGCCCCGCGAGGGGCAAGAGTGCTTACGTTAGTAAGTACTTCTTTCTCTGTCTCTGTCTCTGGTACAGGTTTGCTACCCGTTTGCTTGAGCTCTTGCTTAGCACTTGCTTTAGCACTTGCTAGGTTTTTGCTACGCGCCTTGCCACCCAGCGACCCAGCCTCGCGGCGGCTTTCTCGCAGGTCAGAGACCTCTTGAGCGCTCCGCTGGTGGTCCAGGTAGTCGTGGAAGGACGCGTCTCCTGTGTCGGAATCCAGGTAGACGAGACCTTCACGGACGAGCTCGTCCCGAGAGCGCTTGTTACCTTTCCGTGACCACACTTTTTCGGGGATTCGCCCATCGGTGAGGTACCGGGAGCAGTAGCACCAGCCGGTGACGAGCAGGCGGAATGCGGCGTCAGAGAGCGCGTCGATCTTCGGGTGGTCGGGCATGCCATCATGCACCCGGATATAGGTCCGCGTGTCCTTCTCCGCCATCGGTCACCTCCTTCTTGGTGGGGAACTGCAGGACTGTCGCGTCCCTCGGGACAGCGGTGACACCCCGGCGCAGCAGGTAGGCACGCTTCGCCCGCTGCAGCTTCCGCGCCTGTTCGTACATGCGCCGGCCGGGGTTGGCCATGGGTGAGGAAGGGTCAACGTTCATGCACATCACCCGGATAGTCCTGCTCGTCATGGCAGTCGCAAAAGCAAGTCTCGGTGTCGAAGTCGTCCTCGGTGTAGCCGCTGCAGTGGATGTGGTCGCCGACGTCGCAGTACGACTGGTCTCGGGTTGGCTCTCGCGTCATGCGCTCGCCTTCCCTGTGTAGGGGTGACGAGCGCCAGCCGCGTCGAGGGTGTGCCAGCCGTCGTGCATGTCCACCGGGATCTCGGCGGGGTCGAGTGAGCGGGACACGATCCAGCCGTGGTTCCGCGCCCACTGCGGATTCCCGTGCGCCTTCCCGTGGCAGAGATCCTTGTTGCCGCGTCCGCACAGGGTGACGAGGTTGGCGGGTGACTCGAGCAGCGCCGAACCACCCATACCCTTCGGGGTGCGGTGGTGTACTGCGCCGTTGCCGTCGGTGATGTAGAAGCCGCACATGCAGCACCTGCCTTGGTCGCGTTCGTGGACGACGCTTCTAGAGGCATCCACAACTGCGCGGCTAGCTTTCGGCATGCGCCACCTCCGGGGAGAAGTGAGGCGCAATCCGCTTCACTGAGTCATCGATGCCACCGAAGTGGACGAGCGCGATCCCGACGCACTTACCGCACCAGCGGTAGGGCAGACCAAGGACTGGCGGGCTGTCGAACCAGATGGCGGGCGCCTTCCATCCGTCCCATGCCTGCGTTCCGCACAGGCCCACAGGGGACGCTGAGCGGGCGTACGAGGCGAGATGGAAGCCGGGTAGGTAGAGGTGCAGCACGGTGCCTTTGAAGGCTCTGTAGATTCCTGGCTGGGCGCGTACGGGGCCTGCCATTAGACCCCCTCGTGCTGGTTGGTACCGGACAGCGCGTACGCGGTCGAAACAGAGCGCAGAAGGGCCATGACCACCATCGACGTGTCCCGAACCGTCTGCAGGTGATCGCGTGCACCCTCACGCCGTGCTACGGCGATGTCGTAGGCCCTCTGCTGGTCGGCGCACTGGTCGTCTACCCACACCTCCCGGTCGGCTACGGTGTGGCCCCCACGGGTGGGTTTGGGGCAGTCGGCGGACAGGAACGCGCGGCGCTTGGCGGCCTCGTAGTCGTGCTTCCGGTCCACCTCGGCGTCACGTGCGTTGCGCAGTTCTGTCTGTGCCTGTGACATCTGGGTAACGAGGTTGCGCAGCTTCCGCTCGCACTCGATGGGGGTGAGGTCTTCCATTAGTTCTCCGCCTCGGCATCGTCGGTAGTCCCTGCGGAGACCGAGACCTGCAGCCCCTCGAGCGCCAGCCCAGCAGCGCAGCGAGCGAGAGCCTCGAAGGTGCGGGTCACCTGCTCGGCGCTGTCTGAACTGACCGTCAGTGAGATATAGACGCTCATGACTCCCCCAGGAGAACGGACATGGCGTGCGTGGAGACTTGTCCAGTTGGCCATTGCACGGTCGCAACAGGCTTGCTTGTGGGCGAACTAAGAGGTGTCACCCATGTGACCTCGCCCGTTCCGAGCTCGGGGTACAGACGATGGCGGACCCTGTCTGTCTTGCTGAACCTGCCAAGCAGCGCGTACTTGCTCATCCGAGATCACCCGGCTCACAGTCGTCGGACAGCACGCGCTCGTACGGTCGCTCCAGCCGGTCCAGTTCGGACTGGAGGTTGTCTGCAGCTACCCCCTCGACCGGTGGCGGCGTGCAACTGATCACCCGAATGCCGGGTGGCTGTGCCCCCTCGCTGGTTTCGAGGAACCGCCGCACTGGGATGCCAGCCTTCTCAGCGAGGTCAGCGGTGTGCGTGGCACCCTTGCTGCCGTTGCGGATGAAGGCCAAGCAGAGGTCCGCTCCGAGTGCCACCATCTCCGCATTGCGGCGGTACCCCGCACTGCCCTTGTGCCTCTTCCAGTCGGCCGGGTGGCGCTCGTTGATGAACGCGTTCTGCTGAGCCCAGAGATCCGCTACGGCATCCACACCTGTCGGACAGGCTCCGTGCACCACGGTCAGGTGGTTGTTGGGTTCGATCAGCTTCGCCAGTTCGTTGCGCACCAGATGGATGTCGAGCCAGTCTCGGGAACCGGTGACGAGCACGCGCCTAGCCATGGCGGTTCACCTCTGCCTCCATCTCGCCGTGCACAACCCGCGCCATGACCTCACGCAGAGCCTGCGTGGCTCGGTGCTGCTCCCTGCCGGGGACGTACCCGGAAGCGATAGAAGCGGCAGCGACGTACAGGATCCGGAAGCAGTCCTGGTAGCGGGTCGGGTCGTCCCAGGGGCGGCTGTTGACGGCTTGCAGGATCAGGTCGGCTTCGTCTTCCTGAAGGGGTTCGGCGCGCTGGGCGAACGGATCTACCAACTCGGTACTCATGAACTCTCCCCTTTTCCCTGGTTCCGGGAAAAAGCCTGGTCCAGCCCGGCACTCATGAAGCCGCCGCCTTTGCTGTCTGTGCAATGCCAGCCAGGAGCCCACGCAGGTGCGCATTCTCTGCTGCTAGCAGGGTGTTCTGCACACGCTGATCATCGGGAGACAAACTGACGAGCATCTCGTCCATCAGGAAATCTGCAGGGAGCGCACCGAGGACGTCCGCCAGTACGACGAGGTCATCGACCGTCGTAGGACGCGCACCTCTCTCCAGTTTGGCGATGGTCGTCTGGTGGGCATGGAACCCGCGCGCAGAGCAGGCCACCGCTAGTTGGTGTTGACTCAGCCCCATGTCTTTGCGGCGCGCCTTCACCTGCGCACCCACGACCTCGCTGGCCTTCATGCTCCCGCCTCACTCTTCAGGTGGTCGGCGTACTGGTAGAGCCGGTCAGCGGTGGCATCCATCAGCACCTCACCGTCCGACCAATGGCTGAACGACTTCTCCACAGCGGCAGCGGCGAATGAACCGTTGTTGGCTTCCCATGCGGTCTTCACGGCCACGCGCGCCACCGTCACGGGGTCGACCTCGGCAGGCTCCTCCATGGGAGCCCGCTCGTAGGTCTGTGCGTCCGGTTCCGGCTCGTCCGTGGGCAGCATCAACGCCTGCAGCAACGCGGTCCGTAGAGCCACGCTCATGGCCTTCGGGGTGGCCTTGTCGCCACTGTCGAAAGCCTCGCCGGCAGCTGCGGCGGAAGCGGATGAGCCATCTTCGGCGGACGTGAAGGTGTACTCCACGATCACCCGTGCATGTCCCATCGGCTTGGACTGGCTGCCCTTGCCGACGTCGATGGTCGAGTAGTCGTACTGCAGCACCTTCGGCTGCACCGTCACCTTGTGCTCAACCAGTGCCGGGTAGACCGCGTTCACCACCGCGTCGACGCCACGGAACATGAAGTTCTGGAAGTCGTTGCGGTCGTTCTTCTTGACCGCGCCAACGTCTCTCATGACGTTGTTGAGTGCGGTGTGGATCTGGGTCACGAGACCTCTCCTAGATATTCGATGTCGATCGGCCTGAGACCCTTGAGGCGTGCCTGACGCCGCTGCCGTTTCAACTCCAGCGCCCGCTGCTTCTGCTCAGGCGTCAACGGCTTCCGCATCTCGTTCTTGCAGGTCCGGCACTGACGGCCATCCCGCGTGGTGATCGTGGACTCTTCGGTGTACAGGTGGTTCCGTATGCAGGCGGTCTTCTCGCGGTTGTGGCCGCTGTCCCGATGCGGGTCGTGGATAGCCGTGTGCACCCAGATGCCGTGGCGGTTCTTCTCCCACTCGATCACCGGTTCATTGGCGGCTATCTGGGCGTCGTACTCGGCGCGGTAGGAGGTGGGGAAGTCCTTCATGCCGCCTCCTGTGTGGCCAGCCACTCGGCTTCGTATCTCCTGCGCTGACTGGGTTTCAAGCCGCCGAAGATCCCGAACCGGTGCTTGGTGGGGCGGCCGAGCTCCAGGCGCATCGCGAAGTCCAAACAACGCAGGCGCACCGGACAGATGCGACAGACATCGATCCCGACCGACCAGGTGTCACCCTTCTCGGGGTAGAACGGCGCGGGTCCAACAGACCGGCAGTCCGCGTAGTCGGTCCAGTCCTTCATCACTCCACCTCCGAGAATTTGAACGTGATGTAGCAGGCGATTCCGGGGGTCCTGAGACGGTGCACCGAGGGACGGATGCTGCCGATCTGCAGGTGCTTGTCGGAGTCCGAAGGCAGCAGGTTGTAAGACACTGACTGCGGCTTCGAGTCCCCGATGATGCCGTCGAAACACGCTTTGAAGGTCGGCTCAAGATTCAAAACATCGCGTTCGCGGTTGTCCGGCCAGGTGACCTCGATGTCACACCTGGCGGCAGGCATCTTCTGCAGGCGGTGGCCGCGGCACCACAGGTAGGCGAGTTCCCGGATCGCCTTCGTGCGCCTGTACTTGGCCTGCCAGCCGAGCCTGTGATTGCTGGTGAGGAGGAGGTCACGCGAGATCGCTACATGGATGGTGGCTGTCTTCACGGCTTCACTCCTCGAAGGTCGTTTGGTGTAGAGGCCTGCTCCCCAGCAGCAGGCGGGCGGTGGATGGTTGTCAGAGGCTCACCACTCCCAGCCACGCTTCATTCGGAATCACCTCCCAACTCGCACTGGCACCCGCTGTTGCACTCGGGTGGATGACGTAGGCCGGCGACCCACTGACGCATCGCGGCCGTGCTCGTGGTGTCCTCGTCGACCTCCGGCCACGGCGCGAGGAACTCGCGGACAGCGGTGCGGAGGTCCCGCAGGATGTTCCTCATCGCCGGGACCACCTAACGAACGTGATCGTCGCCACCGCTACGAGAAGGACGCATGCCGCGATCATCGATAGCGCGAGCACGGTCAGGACGAGGTAGCCGAGAGCGTCGGTGCAGGCGTTCATGGCAGGAGCCTGGTGATCAGGCCGGTCATCACGTCGTACGCGTTCTGGCGTTCAGCCGTGAGAGCCTCGGATCGCTTCAGCTGCAGGGTGTCCAGCATCTTGGCGCGGAAGTCCTCGACACCTGCCCTGTAGTCCTCGGTGGACTCAGGGAGTACGTCACCTCGGGCGTCCCCGATGCCTACACGTAGGACCTCAACGTCAGTGAGGTCCGACCAGACATCAACGACACCGGTTTCGGACTCCCAGTAGTGCTTGCTGTCTCCGTATGAGCGCTGCCACAGCTGATGCTCGCTTCCACCTAGGCAGACGGCGCGCACGATGGAGCCGAAGCCTTCCGGCTCTTCGACTGCTGGCTTTACCTGCTCCTCAATGGAGCGGCGAAGGTCCAGCAGACGCTTCGCGGTCGGGCTGTCCCAGAACGCCGACGCCTTCAGTACGTTGAGAGCGTCCTGTAGCGCGAACACATCAGCAGCGCCGTCGTCGCGGGTGATCGTGTAGTCGGTCATCAAAGTGCGTCCTGTTCGTACTGGTGGGTGGTGTCGTGCAGTAGCGAGTCGAGGATCTGCGCGGTCCGCTCGGCGTCCCGCTTCTCACGTGCACGCCAGTACGACATGACAACCGGCAGGACGAAGACGCTGATGACGAAGAACCAGAACGCGACGTCGAACAGGTAGGCGAGCAGGTGGCCGATCACGACACAACTTCCACGACGACCTTGAAGGGGGCCGGCGGGACGACTGCACGCAGACGGTCACGGGCCTGCTCGAACTCGGACAGGACCAGGGCTGCGTCGACCGGGATCTCAGGGTCCGCGGCGCGGCACAGTTCCTGCATGCGGGCTACGGCGTTCTCGTAGCGGCCTTCGCGGAGAAGGTCTGCCACGGTGAGGCTGGTCATGAGCCACTCGCGAGCTTGACCTTGCCGGACTCGATCACGTCAGCGATCTGAGCGAAGGTGTACCCGGCGTGGTCATTCAGACCGATCAGATGTTCCTGTCCTTCGACCTCGTCAAGCAGGAAACCGCTCCGACTCGATAGTCCCAGCCACTTCCTGATCGAGTCCGGCAGTTCCTGATCCCAATCACCCGCAGTCTCGTAGGCAGGGAAGCCTTCCTCGCGGCCTTCACGGATCGCGAGGACACAGGCGACCCCGAGACAGCAGTAGCTCTGCTTCCCGTCGGTGTCGGGTTCCGTGAACAGGACTTCCTTCGCCTGCTCGAACTCGCCGGATCGCAGCGCGGCGATCCATTTGTCCCTGTTGGCCTTCTGCTGCTCAGGCGTGTACGTCATCCCCGGTCCTCCCGGTCGAAAGTGGTTAGTGGGTGCTCGTCCAGCCAGCGGCAGACGGTCGAGCCTTCGTGCCCGTGAACGGCGAGGATCGCGTCGACACCGCCAGGCCAGTGGACGAACGTTTCCCAGTCCGTCATCCAGTGCAGGTGCGCCGAACCGCCTGTCAGGGATACGCCTTCGGCGATGATGCCGAGCCCGCTCCTGCCGGTGACGTCCTCGCTGCGCACCAACACGAAGCGGCGCATCATGAGGGCACCCGGTCCACTGGCCGACCCCACGCGTTCAGCACGCGGGGCAGGATCCGCTCCTGATCGGTGGTGTAGCCGGTGCAATCCGTGCAGGGCAGGCGGCCGGGGAACTGGGCGTTGGTGCAGTCGTCGCAGGTCCACCGGGCGTAGACACCTAGGCGTGCGTGGGTCATGAGGGACCTCCGCTGGACCAGAGCATCCACAGGAAGCTGACGAAGGCGATGGCGATCAGGGTGTAGAGCAAGCCCTTCATGACGCACCCGCGATCAGCTTCAGCACGGCATCGGCGTAGTGACCGAGAACCCTCTGGCAGTCCTCGCAGGCGATCCAGGCCTCGTAGTCACAGTTGCCGCAGATCAGCTCGCTCATGACTCTCCATCCAGCACGTGGAAGGCGGGCTTGCCGTAGGTCATCCTCGTGACCCAGGCCTTCGCCTCTTCGATGCACTCAGGCAGGTCACAGACGTAGGTCGTGGCATGCGATGGCATCGAGAACGAGCCTGGCTCGGGGTGGCTGGTGACGATGCCGGTACGCGGGTGGGTGCACGGGGTGGTCATGCGGGCACGCCGCCGAGCAGGGGCCTGCGGACCGTGACCCGCAGGTGATCGGCTTCGAGAACGTCGGCCTCGTCCAGGCCGTACTGCGTCGGCACGAGAGCCGTGGTGTGGGCATGCTCGGGGATCGCTCGGGACCAGCGCATCAAGACACCCGCGGTCCCCATGCAGGAGACCTCCACGCTGCCGTTGTGGCTGATCGTGATCGACTGCGCGGCAAGGTCTGGGTGGTCCTTGAAGATGCCGCACAGAGTGCCTACCGCCTTGTAGACGAGGGCCGTGTTGCCCATCCCCCCAGGCGCGTTCACAGGACCCACCCCATAGCGTGACCGGCGAAGACACTCAGGCCGGTGAGCACAGATGCGCCGACGATCAGCAGCAGTGCGCACCCCTGACCGCCTGCCTTCTTGGCGTTGTTGCGCTTGCCGTACGCGTCGCCGCCGGACCTACTCTTGCCGTTGGCGCTCGTGGACCAGAAGGTCGGTTCCTTCTTCTTGCCGGCCATGTCAGCGCACCACCCTCAGCGCGCGCTGGTTGTCGGCTTCCTCGACCGGCCGCGGGGTCCGCTTGATGCCACCCACGACAACAGCCCACCCGATGGCCATGATGATCGACAGCCCGAACCACCCCGCTGCGATCAGTCCCGCCCACTTCAAGATCTCCACTGGTAACATCTCCCCTTGTAATCGGTTGGGGTCAGACCTCGTCTTTGCGGATGGGGGTCTGGCCCCTTCTTCCTGTGTGCTGTGAAGTTTTGGAACCGGATCCACGCCGAGAGCAGGGGGGCAGCTCGATCGACGCGGACCCGGGCTTAGGAGGCTTCCGCCTCTACTCGTCGCAGATGCGGACCGTGCAGTGCGACGAGTTGCTCGATCTCTTGCTGGGTGAGTGGCTTGTCGCCGTCGCCGTCTTTCAGCCCGGCGGCGAAGCACTCCTCAGGCGTGCGGTAGGTGGTCATTTCGGCGCACCCTTCGCACCTTGCTTGCTGCCACCCTTGGGCGGCTTTTTCCCCTGCGGCTTCTGTGTCGGCGGCGGCTGGTTCTTCCTGCCGAAGTTGAAGACGCTCATCAGGCCGCTCCCCGTCCCCACGCCGTGGCCTTCCGTCCGCGCCCCTTGCCAGCGACGATCCGCGTGAGCCGGGTCTTGCGGTGCATCCTGTGACCGGCGTGCTTGCGGCGAGTCGTGGCGCGTGTGTTGCCGTCGTGGCGCGGCATCAGCTGGCCGCCTTGACGGACTTGGTCATCGCGTCGAGGTCGGCGCGGTTGATGCGCAGCAGGCGGGGCCCGACGCGATGTGCGGGGAGCAGGCCCCTGTAAATCCAGCGCCTGATCGTGGAGGTGTCCACCTTCATGTAGGTGGCCGCTTCAGCGGGGCTGAGTTCCTGGGGTTCTGTGCTCACAAGATGTAAAGCTAGGCGTAGGTCGACACGATGTCAACACCAGAACGTGCCTAGATACGCACAATGTCACCTTTGCACAGATGTGCCTAGACATGCGTAGGTCGACATGGCACGATGGATCTCGATGGGTACACCAGAGCAGGTCCGCCTCGGCCAGCTGATCAAGGAACGGCGAGAGTTCCGCGGGATCTACACCGTGAACGAAGCCGCCCGGCAGTCAGAGATCAGCCGCGACACATGGGCGAAAGTTGAGAACGGGGAGCCGGCCAAGCCGGTCACCTACCGGAAGATCGAAGACACCCTGCTGTGGGCACACGGCTCATGCGGGGCGATCCTGGCAGGCGGGGACCCTGCGCCTCTGCTGCAGCCCGCGTCGCCCCTCCCGGAGTTGGATAGAGACCAGCTCCGGGAGGCTCTGCGGCGGTTCCGCCAGGCCGCGGACGACCTGGAAGCCTTGATCAATCGGGAGCTGTAGCCCTCGCGATCACTTCATTCACCCGCTCCAGTGCGGCCAGGATCTCCGCTCTGATCCGCAGCAACTCCCGCACGTCTTCCCCCACCCTGTAACCCACTAGTAACTCACCGTTCCCCGCCTCGTTGTATCGGACGGCGGGTGTCGGCGGCTTACGTAACCCCGTGGTTGTCGACACCCGTCCCATCGCTGGAACGGTCCAAACGTTTCGGCCGCGACCACAATTCACCGGGTACCGGACAGTCACCATGAATATGGGGGCGTTCTACCTATACCGGTTTCCGGCGCTCCACCTTTACGCGTGATGGATCGAAGCCCGGCCCACGCGTCTCCACCGGTAACACCGTGATCTTGAACAAGGCGCTCACGGTCGCAGACCGCACGTCGATGGGTTCCGCATCCCATTGCTCCCGGGTGATGCCGGCCATCCGTGCAAGCATCCGCTTCTCGGTGCCCGTGGCCAACTGGGCGCGCAGCTGCTCGATCTTCCGGTCGAAGCTCACCATCGACTTCACCAGCCATGCCGGGTCCACATCCGGGTGTTCGGCGAGCTCATCCAACGTCACTCTGACACCATCCCTGCGGCGCTCGAGACTGACGATCTCCGCGCCCATACCTGGCCGCTCGGACTCGGCGTAGATGGCGTCGATGAACGCAGGCTCGTTCAGTCTCCGCAGGGTGCGGCCGATGACGTACTCGTCCAGGAGCCGGATGTTGCGGGACACCCGGTTCGGGCAGTCCCGGTTGTTGCAGTAGTACTGCCGTGCCTTCGCCGACCGGCCAACGATTGGCTTGGTCCACAGTGGGCCAGCGCACGAACTACACTTCGCATCCCCGCTCAGCAGATGCACGCGCTCCCGGCCATGGGAGGGGAACAGTTCCGTCTTCCGCTTCAGCAGAGCCTTCAGATCCTCCCAATCCTCGCGGGGGATGATCGGCTCCCACCCGGCGTCGAGCAACTGCACCGGGGAGTCCCTGGTCTCCTTGTACGCGATGAGTCCGGCGATCCTCGGGGTCAGCATCCACTGCCGGAACCCTGACGGGGTCCACTTGTTCCCGTTCGTGGTGGTGGACACCGTGTTCAGCCAGGCGATCACGCCGCCCTGCGATTGGCCGGCCAGGAATCTGGTGATGGCCTCGCGTCCAGCAGATGCCTCCTCCTCGACGATCTGCGACAGATCGAACAGCGGCTTGCCTGTCACCCCGGTCTCACCCGTGGGGATGCCGTAGCCGAACGGACGGTTGCCACCACCGGTCGGCCTGCCTGCCTTGGCGCGGGCTTCGTTGGCTCGCTTGACGCGACGCGAGGTGTCGGCGGACGCCTTGCATGCCTGTGCGACTTCGATGCGCAGGATGAACCGGTCGTCCTCACTGTTCAGGTCCCTCGTGCCTTGCGGTGACGCCATCGGGAAGTGCTTGTCGTCGGCGAGCTTAAGCAGCAGTTCGAGATCCCAGGGCTGCCGGATGAGCCGGTCGCCGTGGTACACAAGGATCCCGTCCAGCTTGCCGGTCTCGATGTCGGTCAGCATCCTGTCCCATGCGGGGCGTTTGCGGTCCCGCTTCCACGCGGAGCGGGAGTTGTCCGGGTAGACCTCGCGGATCCTCCAGCCCAGACGCTCAGCTAGCGCGCGGCAATCAGCCTCTTGCCGTTCGACCTTCTCGAGCGAGCCGTCCGGGGCGTAGCTGAGGCGGCAGTAGATGCCTGCGCTTTGAGGATCCATGGGTTGAGTATACGTGACCGCTTGACAAGCCAACCGCG